CGCACGCTCCGCACGCTCCGCACGCTCCGTACGCTCCGCACGATTTTTCGAAAAAAAATTGGATGCTCCGCACGATTTTTCCAATTACATTGGAAAAAAATTGGATGCTCCGCACGATTTTTCGAAAAAAAATTGGATGCTCCGCACGATTTTTCCAATTACATTGGAAAAAAATTGAAATGCTTTTTCACCAATATCACATATAACAGTTAACGACCGACCGATACGATACAATGAGCTACCAGAACTACCAGAGCCAGATCCAGTTCCAGAACGAAGAAGCCGCCGCTGCCTCTGAGGCCGCCGCCGCCGCGCATTACGACAATGTCATGGCCCAAATGGACGCAATGGACGAGCGTGCTGCGGACTATCACACCAACGCGGATATCCGCAACAGGTTCCGCGACCGTCTCGCGATGATTAACAACACCGACAGGTATCATACCGGCGACAACGTGGTCCAATGCCGCACGATTCAGATGTGCGACCCCGAAGACTGGATTGCGTTGTTTGGCAGCGAACAACAGGTGTATCCCTACGCACAGAGATGTATGGACTACGACCAAGATGAAACCAGGACGGTCCCCTATGCGGGCGAGTTGGAGGTCTCGATGTTGTTGGAAGAAAACGCGACCCTGACCCCAGGCATTCATCGCGCGGTCTTCATCGTCTACGTGACCACCCATCAGCAATTCTACGACGGACATCTCATCGAAATGGAGTACGGAGAGGGAAGCTATCGGCAACAGACCATCAACCGCATGTTTGCGCATGCCATCGTCCAGGAATTTACCGAGTCTCGTATCCTCGCGTTTCTGGCAGACGACGCCGAGATGAATTCGCTGTTGTACGGATATTTCCTGGATGGATTCAATCCGATGCGGTTCGCTGACGCTGCCGCGAACGTCGACGTCGATGAACGCCACAGAAGACACGAATGCCACAATGTTGTCAATGTGGTTTTACACGACGGTGTCGACCCGAATGCGGCCGTTCCCGCGCTTGTTGCGCCTGTTGTCGCGATTCCACCTCCGCCTCCCGTGAATAACTTTGCGGCGATTTATCGGGAGTATTACGGCGACGATGCGAGCGACGACGACGATGCGAGCGATGACGATGACGAGGACGATGAAAATTGGGGGGAGGATGATGCGGTCGCTTCCGTGCGGGGATAATCGCTCGCCTGTGTCGCTCACTCGCCTGTCGCTCACTCGCTCCGCTCGCTCGCCTGTGTCGCTCACTCGCTCCGCTCGCTCGCCTGTGTCGCTCACTCGCTCCGCTCGCTCGCCTGTGTCGCTCACTCGCTCCGCTCGCTCGCCTGTGCTATAAAACCAATAAAACTAACACTTTTTTATTGGATTCTATTTCATTCTATTGGGTTTCACATTCTATTGGGTTTCATTATATGGGTTTCATCATTCCATTTACATCCCAAACTGGCTAAAATCCGCCATCACAGGTCGTGGCGCATTGACGTCTTCTGATCTAGAATAATTGGGCACCTTCTTACACTCGAATGCTGGTTCGGGGCATCTGGCGCAAGCGGGACAAGGGGGGCATTGATGACCGTTGGCACCACCCGCCGCACCCGCCGCACCCGCCGCACCCGCCGCGCCTCCCTTTCCAGCCTGGTCGTTGCCACTCACGCTATTCATCCCCGGAATGCCCGCGGGGGTATTCATCGGAAATGTGCTAGGTGATAAAGCAGATACAGGCGACCCGAGTGATGACGCGCTGATACCTGCGTTGATGGTCGGGTCGTATGTTGGAGTTGCGGGGAGTTTCGTATTCGACGGGAGGTCTTTCGTTGCGATTGGCTTCAATGGGTCAGGAATATCGCTTGGTTTGGTAGTTGTAAATCCATCGCGGACGTAGTTGCCTAAACTAGATGCCAGGATTAACGCAAGTAATAAAATGAGTAAAAGATGGACTTTCGTAAGTTGCATTGTGTGTTTCGATGCGATTATATCTAATATTATATATCTATAAAAAGTTTTACAATAAATAATTGATTGAAAATCCATGACATGTAGTAAATTATACACAATGGCGGAACTTTCCGATACCGGCAGCGGCATCGGTAGCGACGGCGTCGTTCTTTCCAAGAAACCCAGGCAACCACGCGAAGTGAGGATTCTCTCGACGTCGTATCATCCAAGCAGTGCCGGCGCCGATGCCACGCCCCCGACGCACCGATATGAAATCGGCGTGGATGAAGCGGGACGTGGACCTTTATTTGGACGCGTTTATACAGGCGCAGTGATACTGCCTCATCCAGCGGCGGCGGCGTCTGCTGCGGCGTCATTCGACTTCTCACTTCTAAAAGACAGTAAAAAGTTCACTTCAGAGAAGAAAATCCGCGAAGTATCCGACTATATCAAGCAACATGCGGTCGCATGGGCGGTCGCTTATGAAGAACCTGCGGTTATTGACGCACTGAATATCCGGCGTGCGACGCTTCAATGTATGCGAACCGCGATAAACGCGGTGATTAAAAACCACGGGGCCGCCGCAGTGTCACCGGCACCGGCACCGATACCGACATCCGACTACCTACTCCTCATCGACGGCAACGATTTCATTCCAATGGGGAATTTCAATCAACGGACCAGCGAAATCGAGAATTACCGACATGTATGTGTTGAAGGCGGTGATGATACGTATGCGTGTATTGCGGCCGGGTCGATTCTCGCCAAGGTCGCGCGTGATGACTATATTGAAAAACTGTGCGATGAATATCCGGTTTTGGATGAACTGTATTCACTCCGCGGCAATAAGGGGTATGGCGCAAAAAAACATATGGATGGGATACGCGAGCATGGGATTACACAGTGGCACAGGAGATCGTATGGAATCTGCCGGACGTTTGAGTAGCAAACGGCCATCCTGCGACAGCTTGATCGGACGTTTGAGTAGCAAACGGCCATCCTGCGACAGCTTGATCGGACGTTCGAATGAATGCGAACTGCGATAACGATTAGTGGTAAACTACATGTTGTCCATCGCATTTGAACTCCATTCGCTCCCGCCATACCCCATAAACCCGCGAGGCATCGGTGTGCTTTGTTGAATCTGCCCGTATTTCATAGCATTAACATGGATTTCATATTTTTTCAGGCGAGCATTCTCGGCTTTCAGTGCGGCATTTTCCGCCTCCAATTCAGCGACCTTGGATTGTAATACGCACAATAATTCTTCGATACTTGACGACATTGCTTTCGCAGCGGTGGCGATGATAGATGACATTACTGTACTCGATAATATACGCGATTCAGTTTCAATTTTATTATTATTATTATGACGTGGTCGTCGAGGTCGGCTTCGCCGTCGTCGTCAATTCCCGAACATGATTTCGCAATAGGTTATTTTCGATTTTCAGTGTCCTGAGTTCCGTTTCCATTTCAAGCACTTTGGCTTGATACTCGGCGAGATTGTCTTGGATATTCGAAAGCATTCCAAGCACGAACTCCGGGGTTAAATTCGAGGCGGCAGCAGCGGCGGCGGCTGCGGCGGTAGGTTTGATGGTGGCGGACATACTCTATGGTATACAAATCATACGTCTTATCAAGTGTTATAAAATCATTCAATTTTATTTCTTCGGTATGTGAAAGGAGTGGCGACGCGAGAAACCCGAGCGGAGCAGAGCGAGTGGAGCGGAACGAGCAGAGCGAGTGACGCGCAACGAACGGCGACGCGAGACGAGATAAAATTGATATTAAATTCCAATATAAAGCAATCCCTGTGTTTCTTTATATTGACAGCAACATACCGACGACATGCGCGTTCTTATCTTCGATACCGAGACTACCGGCCTCCCTCCCCGAAATACCCCGACGAATCAAACCGACAAATGGCCTCATATCATCCAATTAAGTTGGGTCATATATAACGACGAGACCAAGAAGATTGAAGAAGAGAAAGATTACATTATATCGCTCGGAACACATATTCCGATTTCACCAGAATCCACCGCCATCCACGGCATTACCGGCGAGCTCTCACGCGCCAGGGGGGTCTCTATGGATGTCGCGTTGTTTGATTTCAAGCACGCCTCCAACCGATGCGGCAAAATGGTCGCACACAATATCGAATTCGACAAAAATATGATTCTTGTGGAGCTTTACCGCGCGCGAATGTTTCACACGATTTTCCCTCCTGTAGAATACTGTACGATGAGACAGGGGACGCCCATTTGTAAGTTGGTGAAAGTATGGGATGACGGGTCGACTTCGTTCAAATTCCCGAAGCTCGTGGAACTTTATTATGTGCTTTTCGGCGCTGACGCACCCCCCCCGGAGGGGCTCCACAATGCGAAAGTGGATGTAGAATTGTGCTTGAAGTGTTACGTCCAGATGTCTTGATGATGTGTGGTATCAATCACAGTCCGAATCATATACGAATCCTGCGGCGGATGACGCAAAATACAAATGGACGCGTTTCATTTTTTTTAGAAAGTCGGCGCGAACCAGCCATTCGATTTCGGTCGAATCATTGTATTCTTTTAATTTTGGTTTGATGGAACACAGTCCGGTCGTTGTATGAGGAGTCGAAACACTACTGGGCAATGACAATGACAATGACAATGACAGCGACCATCGATGTGCGCGGGCACCAATGCCGTCTGCTGCGGCATGCGACGACGGACCATACGGCCAAAACCCCGCCCGTGTCGTCAGAAGGTATAATATCCGTGCTGGATTCAGTGTTTTGAGAAACGACATAATCATCTTTCGTTCCGATACGGATACAAATGCTGACGGTTTGGCGGCGGCGATACCGACCCATTCATTATAATCCGGGAATGCGATGATGATTGTTCGCGCGAAGAGACGCCGCCAGTCCGCAAATGTGCGGCATGCTACGACTTCATCGGCGCGTGAATGAAGAAGCGGCCATAAGTATAGATTCGCGATATCAATCATGGTTTCGTTGCGGAACACCGCCGCTGCGGCTGCTGCTGTTGATGATGTTGGTGCGGCGGAGGAGGCGGATGCCAATACCGCGCAAGATACTTCGCCGAGATGCGGTTTCAGGTGTGCGCGTTTCTCGCGTGTCATTTCACAATCTAGCCACGGGTTATATTGTGAAAGTAGGAGGTATAATAATGTATTCGGGCGCGGATCTTCGTGGATGACGCGGAATCTCTCGGATAGGAAGACTTCGGCGGCGACATCGGTGTCATCGCTCATAAGAGGTGGCGGGAATCGGAAATTGTATTGCGCGGTCCATTCGGCGACATTACGGTCTTCGTCGGTTTTGTATATTTGTTGTTTGAACCCGGACATCATATAGGTTAAGGTTTCTTTGAATGACGGTGAACGAAGCATTGATATAGATGTATGATGTGTTACATCATTAGAAATCGAATTCAATTTAATCCGCTTAAGAAGAACAGAACTCCGGCAATCACACGTTCGTGTGATAAGACGATTCTACTCAAGACGAACAAAATTCCAGCGCATAGGCATGCGCCGTTCTACTCAAGACGAACAAAATTCCGGCACATAGGCATGCGCCGTTCTACTCACGAGGAGCAGAACTCCAGCGCATAGGCATGCGCCGTTCTACTCACGAGGAGCAGAACTCACATATATCATCCTCCTCTCCCGCTCCGCTCCCTCCCGCTCCGCTCGCCGCTCCCGCCTTCTCCGGCTCCACCGTGAATTGCTGTGCCTGGTGTTTCGCTTTCCTCCTTAAGTAATACACCCCCGTTTTCAGCCCCTTATTCCACGCGTAAAAGAGCATCGATGTAAGAATATTGTAATTCGGTTCTTCTACCCATAAGTTCATACTCTGGCTCTGGCAAATAAACGCCCCGCGGTCCGCCGCCATATCGATAATATGCCGCATTGGCATCTCCCATACCGTCTTGTATTTGAGTTTCAGTGCGTCGGGCAGTGCGTCAATATATTGGACACTTCCTTGGTTCGCGATAATATTGGTCTTCACGCGTTCGTTCCACATTCCAAGCCCGATGAGGTCACGAATAAGATACCGATTCACCATAATGAACTCCCCCGCAAGGGTGCGGCGGGTATAAATATTACTAGTAATCGGTTCAAAACATTCGTTATTCCCGAGGATTTGGGAGGTGCTTGCGGTAGGCATCGGCGCGAGGAGCAGCGAATTCCTCAGTCCGTATTTCTGGACTTTGGATTTCAGGGCAGACCAGTCGTATTTCCAGGTGCGGTATTTCGGCTCTGGGTATGAACTCGAGGTGGGGTCGATGCCCCACATATCAAATTGGAGAATACCTTGCGATGCGGGCGAACCTGGGAATGTCTCGTATGCTCCGTGACGTGCGGCTAGGGTCATCGATGCGTTGACTGCGGCGTAATAAATCGTTTCGAAAATCTCGCGGTTCAGGACCCGGGCTTCCTCGCTATGGAACGGAATATTCATCATCATAAAAACATCGGCGAGTCCTTGGACGCCGATTCCGATGGGGCGGTGGCGCAGATTGCTCGTCCGCGTTTTCGTGGTCGGATAATAATTAATATCGATGATTTGGTTCAGATTGTCTACGACGAGGGCGGTGACGCGTTCGAGATCGGCAAAGTCGAAGAGGGGTCGCCCCCCAACGGCGCTAGCTCCGCTCGATTCAGGGACGGATTCGGATACGACTCCTGAGCCAGAGACTACGGAATGGTCGGAGGCGACGGAGGAGCCGGAGACAATGGAGTGGTCGGAGGCGACGGAGGAGTTAGAGCCGGAGCCGGAGGCGAATCGGCTAAGCGCTATACTCGCCAAATTACAAACCGCCGTCTCATTCTCATCCGAATATTCCATAATTTCAGTACACAAATTACTGCTCTTAATCGTCCCTACATTCTTCTGGTTGCTCTTTTTGTTGGCCGCGTCCTTAAAGAGGATATACGGCGTGCCCGTCTCCATTTGGCTGTCCAGGATTTTCAGCCACAGGTCGCGTGCCTTCACTTGTTTGCGTGCGCGGCCTTCGCGCTCGTATTTCTCGTATAACTCGCGAAAATCGTCGCCATATACATCCGCGAGGCCGGGGCATTCATCAGGGCAGAAATACGACCACATGTCCGTGCCCGTCGCACCCGTCGTCGCGCCCGTGCCGCCGCCCCCACGCACGCGTTCCATAAACAAGTCCGGCACCCATAACGCATAAAACAGGTCACGACCTTTCATCTCTTCATCGCCGTGATTCTTCTTCATTTCCAAGAAATCCTCAATATCGGGGTGCCATGGCTCCAAATAAATCGCGAAACTCCCGTTGCGTCGCCCCCCCTGGTCGATATACCGCGCGGTATTATTAAAGACACGCAACATCGGGACGATGCCGTTGGATGCGCCGTTTGTCCCGCGGATATGCGACCCCGATGCGCGGATATTATGAATATGAAGCCCGATTCCGCCAGCGTGTTTGGATATTTTAGCACAATCTTTCAGTGTATCAAAAATCCCGTCAATGCTGTCGTTTTCCATCGCAATGAGGTAACACGAACTCAATTGAGGCCGGGGTGTGCCTGCGTTGAATAAGGTCGGTGTCGCATGCGTCATATATTTCTGCGACATCGCATTATACGTGTTCTGAATATATACCAGCGTTTCGTAGATAGAGACAGTGTCCTTGCGTCCGCTGTGAATCCCGAGTGCGACGCGCATCCACATATGTTGCGGGCGTTCAACGACCACTCCGTGACAGCGCATCAGATAAGACCGTTCGAGGGTCTTAAACCCGAAATAATCGATGAGGTAGTCTCTTGAATGGTCTATCATTTGTTCAATCGCTTGATGAACAAGAAACGGTCCCGGACCCGACACAGAACCGTTTCGAGGTGTATCTACTATTTCGTGTAAAAAATCCCAGAGGTCTTTACTAATAATCGGGACATGCTTATTGTTCGCGTCACGGTATTCATATAATACCTGCATCGCGTCGTAGAATCCGTCGGGGATATTCTTGTGCGCATTCGAAATAATAATATAGGACGCTAATGTGCCATAATCGGGATGTTGAACCGACATCATCGCACACTGCTGGGCGGTGAGCTCGTCGATTTTCGTCGTTGGGATTCCGTCATAGAGCTGGTCGATGATTTTGATGACGAGGGTCGTATAATTCACGGCCGTTATTTTGGCTTGCGCGCCGAGTGTTTTTAGGCGGGCGAGAATCTTATCAAATGCGACAATCTCTCGGTCGCCGTTTCGCTTAATGACGTGCATATCCGACGACGACGTCGATGTCGATGTCGACGACGAGGTAGTAGACATATTCTAATATCTAGTGTATAATATATAGAAAACAACAGGTTTATACCCTTTCTTTCTTTCTTACTCCAGAGAAATGAAATACTGTAATGAATATCTTGCGTTGTTCCTGCTTGTTGTCGCGGTGGTGATTGCGGGTCCGTTTATTTCCGCAATCCACGATTTCAGTGCCGCTAAAGAAGGGTTTAGCGGCGACCGCGTTCCTTCCGGTGAATACCCGCGCGAAGTAGACGAACCGTTGTTATACCCGACATATCCTAAAATAACGACCGGTTATGGCGTCGTACTCCGAGAGAATAACTCCACGAACAATTCGAAATTATACCCGGTGGCTGCGAATCTCGCCAATTACGACCAGGCGACAAACAATGTGCGTGATTGGGTGACGCCGGATAATGGGTCGTGTATGCCTGCGGGGATGTGCGGGGCTCTCTACGCGCCGAAGACGCCGGCGGAGTACGTGGTCCCCGAGCCGTTGCCGATGGATAATCCTGCGCGCCGGGTGGGGTTTTACGGGTCGGAGCGTCGGTAAGAACAATAAAAAGAAACAGGAATGTTTTTATTGTCCGTGTGTGTGTGTCCATCTTATTAGACCTTGCTTTCATCCAATTCAAGGTCGTCTATTTTGAAACACTTAATTAAAACGTCCGAGGGACGTTTGGTGCCGTCCGAGGGACGTTTGGTGCCGTCCGAGGGACGTTTGGTGCCGTCCGAGGGACGTTTGGTGCCGTCCGATGGCCGTTTCATGCCGTAATTAGCCGCCGCCCCCGACGACGATTTATTATAATACGACATCATCGTCGCCATCTTCGTCGCAGTGACCTCTGCCGCACCGGGTTCCGCACCGGGTTCGGCGTCGGCGTCGTCTACAATCGCCGTATCCAGTTTCACGATTTTAACGAATTCCAACGGTCCGTTCGTCCCCCCCGCCGCCGCCGCTGGCTTCTTTTTCGGCGCACGATGTTCGAACCCCGTCTGCCGTTCTTCTTCAATCATCGTCCAGACGCGTTGTAGCACCAGCGCCGCCTCCGAGAACCAAAGCCGGTTGCGCTTGACAAGCACACAACTGTATTCATCGAGGTACCAATAAATCGTCCGCACCCAGATATTACCGTCGCGTTTGTGCTTCTCAAATACCGCGGCCTCCCATGTATCGTATTCTTCCGCCGTCGCGCCGATGGGCGCATATTCATATAACTGTATCGGTTGCGATACATACCCGTGATACGTAAGCGCGGGCGCGGTTTGAAACCAAAGGATAATTCCCTTTTCGTTTCCATTGGCGGAGTATCCTCTGACGCCGTCTGTGGCCGGCGTGTCCTCGGTGTAGTCCGCCTCACTATCATATTCCTTGAATCGTGTCTCTACGAAATCACATTCATCCAAGTCACACACCTCCATTTGAATCTGGGTTTGAATCCAGTATTCTTCCTTGGGCTTGCCCGTGATTTCGCGGTTCACGATATTCTTGATTTCAACCATCCGACCGTAGATGGGCGCCGCGGGGTCGACATTAATCCCGTCCGGCGACGCGCCAATGAATGGGTATGTATCGTGTTGGATACACCCGAATTCGCCGAGTTTTGTCTGGTTCCGGCGCTCATAGACCATCACGGTGAGTGGTTCATATCGCTGACCCCAATGAAGCGGGGAATTCACCGAACCTTGAAGCGGGCCTGACGGCGGCGGCCCGGACGCCGCGGCGTAGTTTTTACACTTTTCATACACGAGCTGGTTTATGGATGCTTGTGAACCGAACGCTTTTGAAGCAGCACTTGCGGTGATGAGATTATTGCGCCGCGCATACCATTCGGGCGTTCGTTGGTCGGGTTGCGGCTTTTCACGCAATATCTTGATTTTCTGTGTCATCTTACGAATCGTGTCCGAGCCGACGGGAGCGATGGAGCCAGAGGCGCAATCGGAACCGGAGGCGAGACCGGAGGCCTCGGTAGCCCGCCCCGGCGCTATTTCTTCATAAAATCTCTCGAAGAGTTCATCATATAACTCGCAAATATACGCGTCGAGGACATCATTTAGAGCTTCGGCTTCAGCAGCGGTGGCGGTTGAATAATCGGACCGATGCGGAATCATTTCCGAGAAATATTCACACAAGTAGCTATCGATCCATGCGCTGACAACCTCTTCATCGTTGAAATCCTCGCGTTTGAATTCCAGTATATTCTCTCGCGCAATTTCGGCCAATTCATCAAGCGCGTCGTTGATAATTGTCTCTCTATCTTCATCGGAAGGAAGTATGGAATAGGGGGTGGTGGACGCGGCGGTGTCTGTGTGCGTGTCTGCGTCGTCTCCGACATTGTGCTCGCTAGATAGTCCACGATATTCGCTATCATTGACTTTAGCATTGATGTCAGAGTCAGTGGTCATTATATATTATTACAAAATACGTTTATATTCGTAATAATAATAACAAGCGCAATCAATTTTACACGTTGACAATATTATATCTAGGTATAGTAAGTATTTCAAGGACACACGCGAATCCATGGTTGGCGCCGGATTATTGCCCGCCGCTGTCCATAAAGGCACGATTTATTTATTATTTGGTCGAGAGAATGAGCTCAATGATACGCCTGGTTGGGCCGACTTTGGCGGCGGTTCAAAACCGAACGAGACGCCGTTGGATGTCGCTACACGCGAAGGAAGCGAGGAACTCAATGGACTCCTGGGTTCGCAATCCCAGCTCAAAAAGGTCGCCGTCCGGAACAAAATCGCGGAGCTTCTGTATCATACCTATACAACCATCGTGTTTAAAACCGACTACGATGAGAAACTGGAGGATTATTATTTGAATAATTACCGGTTTTTTGAGAAATATCTGCCTGGCGCGAAAAAGAACCCGCATAACGGTCTGCTTGAAAAGGCGGAAATAAAGTGGTTTACATTCGCCGAGTTGCGTAAAAACCGCGGGAAATTTAGGGCGTTTTACCGGAATATGGTGGATGTTATATTGGAACATGAAGCCGAGATAACGAGCAAGTTACATAAGCCGGTGTGCGGGCCGAAATGTAGTTTTAAGACCGGCCAGACCGAAGGAACGGGCACAGGACACGGTAAGAAATCAAAACAGAGAAATCTTACTGTGAAGAAACGTCAGACAAGGCGCAGACGTCGTCGTAATTGATGGTGTTTAGGATTCCGCACTCGTCGCCGCCGCCGCATCCACCGCATCCACCGCAGCCGCATCCGCCGCAGCCGCATCCGCCGTGTCGGTTCCTAGTCTGCGCTTCTTCGACATATTCGTCGTCGGCGCAAGTGATTTCAAAGTAGATTGACGCTTTTCACATCGTTTAAGCGTGAATTTTTTAAGTCCAGCGTGATAAATCAAGCACGGAATACTGGTAACAATCCCGGTTACTTTATCGTATACAACATCTTTCGCACGCAACAGTTTCTTCTGTTCCAAGTTCGCAAGAAGAAACCGATATAGACCATTGATTTCGGTGTCATTACAATCCTGTTCTTTACCATATCGCGTCGCATATTCCTTCAGTTTCACGACCTTCGCCGACTTATCGAGTTTATTCCAGGGGTCGCTTTTATTCGCGTTCTTCTCGTTTTCAAGAATATTATCGATATTGGGATGAGTGACAACATCCGGTTTCAACATACCATAGTTTCCGGTAAGGAGCATATTCTTGTAGTTGATGTTTTTGAGGGCTTGGTCTTCCGCGGGGGGTCCGCCCCCCAACGACGGCTCTGAACGGGCGATGGCGGAGTGAGTGGCGGGGGGAGTGGCGAAGGGAGTGGCGGAGTGAGTGGCGGAGGGAGTGGCGGAGGGAGTGGCGGAGGGAGTGGCTGGGTGAGTGGCTGGGTGAGTGGCGTTTGTGGCTGGTGCTACGGTGGCAGTTTTTCTAGGCATTATGATTATGGGTTGCGTGCTGAATATTGGGGTGGTATACATAATATATAAAGATGACTTAAAGTCGTTTTTTGTATATTATGAATTTGTTATGATAAAAAGTATGATTCATCTGTTTGGGGGTATATTGTAAAAAAATTGAAATGATTTTTTTACAATATACAGAATATAGTTACTTCCATTCGTCATATCAATATGTCCGTCTCCGTCTCTGTCTCTGTCGCCGTACCCGCCGTCGCCGCCGTCGCCGCCGTCGCCGCACCTTTCCCGAAGTTCGACCTTTACCAACAACCAGAATATCTGGTCGCAGAAGCCCGCGCAGCCGAATATGCTGCGTCTCCGCTTGTCGTGGACCATTATTGCAAATACATATGTTTGAAGCCGATGGGTTCCAAAATGCCCGTAGGCACCATTACGACCGCATTCAATCAGATCGAGCCATTTGTTACGAACACACTCGACGAAATCAACGAAAAAACCGAAAAAAAACTGTGTGTTTTGCCAAAAGGCCACGCTGGCAAATGCGTCTCAAAATGCCACAAAAATTTGTTCAAAAAAGTCCCGCAATTCGCTGGACGAATCGGCACAAAAATCGACCAGGCGATTTACACAACTCCAGGAAACGACGGGGTTATTTACAAAAACCGCGCCGACCGCAGTTTCCCAATCACCGTGTCATACGCGAATGAACGTTTGATCAAGGATTACGAAAGAACTACTACAAAAACCGAAACAAAAAGAGGCTGCGCAATACCGCTATGCGACCGTTCTACCCCGCTCATGATGGCAACTGCGTATGTAGACTACATGACGTATCTTCTGAACATACAGGGTATCGGCGAATATCTTACGCCGCCCGAGAAATTGACCGCACAGGAGAAGGAAATGATCGATTTTCTACAAAATACCCACAAAGAGTTTCTTGACACATTTTACAGAGGATACAATCGGCGAATTTTCAGCACCGCCCCCACCGCCGAGGGAGTCGACAGTCAAGTTACCAGATGTGCTGTTCGGGCGTATACATTTACGCCCACCGATTTCGTCGATGACACCCGAGACAGCCGTTTTACGATTTCTCAAAACGACATCCAAATCGGACACATCATTTCGCGAAGCGATTCGGAATACACAATTCGCGGACTGAATGTCCTCTTCATGACACGCAGAGGGAATCTCATCATCGGAGAAGAAAATTATCTCGAGGAAGGGTGGCGCAACACACTACGCGGATGCCTAGAATAATACAAATACAAATAAAAATACAAATAAAAACAAAACATAATACCCGCTTGGGCGTGGGTTTTTTTTATGGCATATATTTTTTTACAATATAATCATAATACGTGGGGTCCTTTTCAATCATAATACATTTCCGCGATGTGTTCAAACACGCCGCCACTATCGTCCCTGAACCCGCAAAACAATCCAAAACGATGTCATTTTCATCTGTGGTGTGAAGTATTATATTTTCAAGCAAATCAGTCGGTTTAGGTGTGACATGAATATCACAGCGTTTTGCGATATCGAAATTCCAAACGCTATGGTTCTTCTTTAAATTATGATATTTCGGAACTATATCGTCTAATGTTAGACCCAGATGTTTTGTAATCGGTTTAATTGTATCTTCGGTCGGCAGATTTTTGCCAGTTTCTAGATTACTATACCATCCAGTCATCCCCCCAGTTTTACTTAATATTTCACGTGAAATCGTTAGTTGCGATACATTTCGTTTTTTTCTGGCGTCGGACATTTTCCACGTATTGTCAAACGTATAATACAATATATACTCTGCCATCTTATTCCAATTATGCAACACATTCTTCACGATGAACCCGTCGAGAAACCCCTTCTTGCTGGAACCATCGAACCGCTTATTCCATACAATCATCTGTTTAAATTGTAGTTTGGTGTGGGTTTTAATTGATACCATCAACTCGGCAATTTGCGCCATATCGTTATGAAATATAAATAATGAACCATTGTCTTTCATCTTGGTTTCGAGCTGTTGAACTATACCTGTTAGCCAAGGGACGTAATCATCAATACTATCCCATGTGTCCTTTCCGATATTATACGGTGGATCAATACATACCGTTTGGACCGACTTTTCTGGGACTTTCGATAACTGTTCTCGACAATCCCCTAATATCGCTGTTATATTTTCGGTTTTTCTAACGCCACCGCCACCACCACCGCCACCGCCACCACCACCACCGCCACCGATATCAACTATCGGTTTTCTTTTTTTCACAAGTATTTTCCTGGTTACCACTTGCGTAGGCGCGCCCAAGGGCTGTTGTTCTGAACTATCCATTCTGTTTTTATTAGTAAAACTAGATACTGTATGCCTACAATATTTAGTAGTATATTTCTATATCAATTTTATTTTATTAGTAACTAAAATTGAATACTTTCATAAGTGATTTACATAGCAACAAATGACCGTATCATCTTTGTATCGACAACAGGTGCCACTGCGGCCTTCGGGCGATTGTTGACATTCACGCTCGTCGAGTTGCCATTAAACCAGTTGTCGAGCAACTTGGCAGCAGGTTGGACGGGGCGTCCCGCGTTAAGCAGGTTGATGGCGTCGGGGCCAGCGGCCTTGTGAGCCAGGCCAGCGGACGCAGACGCACCGAAGACGGCCCTTCCGGAGAAGGACAGGCCAGCGCAGGGAGCGGAAGCGGAGCAGGAAGAAGAGGGGTTCAAAGACATTTTATGATAAATCAACATATTTTATTTTTATATCGTTTACTGTGATTTTATCATAAAATACTCGCAACAACGGCGACTTTGCCAGCAATATTGGCAACCTTACCGGCCACTTGGCCGATTTTACGGATGGGCTGGATGATTTTGATAAAAGAAAATCGCTTCTCTTCAGGAGCGAATGCGGATGGATCGAATGCGGATGGATCGAATTCAGACGCAGACGCAGACGCAGACGCAGACGCAGACGCGGAGAAACTCAACGAGGTCATTAAATAGAGGTGATGTGTCAAAGCAGGTTATGATATAATCCAATATTTTAGTTTTATACGTCATTCAATTCAAATCGTTATACAATGAATTGAATTGAATGTGCGAACGAGCGAACGAGCGAACGAGCGAACGAAGGAACGAGCGCGCTTTAACGGCGACCACCAAGAGGCAGACCCATACGGCCAGCCTCGGCGCGGGTAAGAGCACCAGCGTTGTTGGCGGCGACTTGAGCCGCATGCGTGGGGTGAGCCAGGTAGCCGCTAGAATTCATCGTATAGCCGTTAGACTGATACGTGAAGGGCGTCTTCGCACTGGGACGAGCACCAGCAGAGAAGCTGACGTTTCCGGACACGGATCCAGAGACGCGAACGTTGGCCGCGCGAGCAGCAGAAGCAACGAGGGAGATAGGGTTCAAAGGCATTTTATGATATATCCAGAGAAAATAGTTTTATATCGTTTTATATTATGTTGTTTTATGCGACAACCAGCATAATATAAACACAACGGTTTGAATATTATAAATACGCGTCCGTCCGCCAATATGTCGTCCTATATATGTTTCTATAACCCATGTAATTTCGGCGACGCATTTTTCGCATCCCCCTTTATTCGCCATATATGCGCCTCCAACCCCTCACGCACATTCTACTATTTTGCCCCCAAAGGCGACTATATTTTTTCAGGGTATCCGCAACCGAATCTACATAATATATTCACAACAGTGCTCGTCGAAAATAATGACACCAGGACGCGTATCATCCGCCTCATCCAACATAATATAGAAAATCGATTCATCGATGATACAATACAAGACAATACGCGGCGCTATATCTTTTTTAATATTTGGTGTCATGCGTTATCATGTGGCGACCTGGTATTCGACGGAATTAAAACCGGATTTACCCAGTCGCTCGCAATGATAAACGCGCGTTATCACGAAACATTTGCCGTAGACCCCGAAATCCCTAGTAACAAAATATTCCCCGTTGTAAATATCCCCCGGTCCATTTACATTCATAACGGGTATCGGTCGTGGCTAATGAACTGGCGCCGCGGCGCAGGTGGCGGTGGCGGCCGCGGCCGCGTCCTCGTATTCGTATTCAATTTCGTGCTTCAATCCGCCGTGACACACCCTTACGTAATGAACGACTATATTGTCGGATTGGCCAGGATGTTCCCGGATACGCATACATTTATGGTTCCGAATCATGCGCCCGTGTTCGACACATTGCCGAATATCATTTGCTGTGACCGGAGATTTGAATACTCCGAGGCGGAACGGTCATTCCGTAATCTTTTTATCCTGGAAACAATCGTCCGTGAGTGCGATATCATCGTAACACAGTATTGCGGTGCGTCGTGGATATGGTTCAATGAGAACCTCACGCGGTATTATGACACGCATAAAAAGCCGATATATATAACACATCCTGTTCGAGATAATGACTATGCGGCGAAAATGAATGATTGGATACGGGCTGGCGGTGGCGGTGGCGGTGGCGGCGACGACCGGGACGTGGTCGAGTTTGTGGCGCTGGCGGATTTGCCGTCTGTTCTTCACGAAACGACATAAATAAGAATATATAATACTAATTATTACCGATACCGATACCGATACCGATACCGATACCGTATTATGCGTTATTACCTGACCCCCACCAGCGAAGAAGTGGCGATAGCCCGCTCATCCGAGGAATACAAGAACTACCATATATCGCCCTTTTATGACTATTTGAATAAGGGATATATTAAGCCGTGGGGGTACGAATATATGGCGTATCAGAGCAAGGATGTCGGGGTCTGGATACTCAACGTCAATCAGGGTCTCCAGACATCCGTCCACTGCCATTTTCATAAAGACACCGTTTTGTGCGTCTTATCCGGCACATTCCGGATTGAATTGTATAACGATTTTAAAATCCTGAACGAGGGGGATGTATGTTATATTCCGGCGTGTATGTTTCACGGGATATTCGCGTATTCGCCGAATGCGGTATTGTTGGAGATAGAGATATACCACCATTATACGGACTGCGGCATCGATGGAGCCGAAGGCGCGCGGTTGGAGCATTCCGATAAGAATGACCTGCTTCGTTTGAGGGATGTTTATACACGTGACAAGAATACGTATATGGGGTCCGCAGTTGAATATACGATAGGCGACGCCTCCGGGAATGACATTATTTATCCGTTTTATAATCTTCATCAGGGTGATATCGTATACGGGTCGACGGTTGTGTCCAGGGACGCATTCACAGGCGCGGGTGCCGGTGCGGGTACTGTTGCGGGTGCCGGTGCGGGCGTGACCACAGGAACCGTGACAATTCTATTGGAAGGTCAAATCAGGACAACCGGGTGCGCGATATTATCGCCTGGGTCGGTGATAGAGACGGATAATGCGGCGGCGGCATCGGCAGCATCGGCGGCAGCATCCGCGTATGTATTGCGCATAATGAACTTATACCAAGACGACAATCGGAAACTCATTTATACAAAAACACACCTGTGCGATATTATTCGGTCGTTCCGTGGCGGGTCACATGTCAAACGACCGGTCATTGGTCTTACATCCGGGTGCTTTGATATTTTTCATAGCGGGCATATTTCCACACTGAAACAGAGCAAGAATATGTGCGATGTATTCTTCGTTTGTTTGAGTTCTGATAAACAAATTCGAGAGATTAAAGGTCCTGCGCGGCCGGTGAATCATCTCGAGGACCGCGCGCGGATGTTGCTTACGATGCCGTTTATTGACTATGTTATTTTATATGACGAGACCGATAACGCTTATGAAAAGGAGCTCGACAATATTATGCTGATGATACAACCGGATGTTTGGTTTAAAGGGTCGGATTATACCGAGAGGGGGGTGCGCGGAAAGCATCCATCTCTCAAACGTATCGTTTTATTTGATAATTTGGAGAATAAAAGCACGACGAATATCATCTCGAAAATCAATGCGTCGGCTTCGGCGGGGGAGGCATCGATGGTGGGTGCGCAGGTGTTTCTTTAGCGGAGCGGAGCCGAGCGGAACGAAGCCGAGCGGAATGAAACGAAGCCGAGCGGAGGCATAAAATTGAAATCTAATTCTCTGGTCATACAGAATTAGATTGGACTACAGATACAATAAGGAAACAATGAACCTCTTCGTGTTATCACTGGACCCCACCAAAACCGCCGAATATATGATGGACAAGCACATCGCGAAAATCATCCTCGAAGCAGTCCAGATGTTATGTACGACCCAGCGGCTGCTCACGACGGACGCGAACCAGGTCGACCCCTGTGTCTACAAAATCGCGCACAAAAACCATCCCGTCACGATTTGGTGCCGCGCATCGCAGGCCAACTTCATCTGGACACTGGACCTCGTCGACGCCATGCACGCCGAATGGAAATACAGATACGCTCACCCCGCCCAGAAACAGCACAAGTCATACATCGTCGCGCAATATCTGCGCCAAAATATGCCCCCCGCGGCGGCGTTTGAACGCGTCAAATACGCCGGTATCATGACCCCATTCGCACTGGCGATGCCCGATGAGTTCAAGATTCGCGCGGTCGACGACGCATACGACGCGGTTGCGTCCTACCGGAGTTATTATTTGTCCGAACCGAAGCGTCGGATTGCGAAATGGGGGAAACTGCGCGGGATGCCGGTATGGTATATGCGCGGATTGCGGCGGATTTTGGGGCGACCGGCGCCGAGGCTGGTGGTCGTCGCCGCCGCCGCTAAAAATACATAAATACGGTATTCGTATATACCGTATATTCGAACATGACAATCCTGATTTGCGGTGCTTCGGGACTGGTCGGTCGCGACCTTTGCGAATTACTCGACCGAGAGAATATCCAGTATTACGGTACGTATCATAAATGTGTGGATAAAGAATTCTGTGAACGAGAGAATATGTTCCGTGTGGATTTCACGAACTTGGGCGAGGTGTCCGAGTTTTTCACTGAACATAAAAATAAGTGGCGGGTGGTGGTGTTTTTGGTCGTCCAGCGTATGGTCGATGTTTGCGAGAATGACTGGAATGCGATTATGCGCGTAAATGTGAATGCGGTGGATATGATGTCGTCTTTATGTGCGAAGCAGGGGATTTATTTCATCCACCTTTCGACGGATTATGTATTCGACGGGTCTGCGCCGCCCTATTTTCCGTCGTCGTCGCCTGTAAACCCCCTTCAGAATTATGGAATAACAAAACTCATCTCGGAACACCGGGTTCAGCGGAATTACGGCGCGGCATCCGGCACGGCATCCGGCGCCGGATTAGTAACCCCGAATTACTGTATTATCCGCACCCCCGTGCTTTATTCGGCGAATCCTGCGTCGGCTATTTACGATAATGCGGTGACTGTATTGGCGAAGAATATAATGGACCTTCGGACCCGGGTCTTAAAACGCGAGGATGATTATTATATCAGGCGTCCAGTGTATATCCCCGATTTGTGTATTTTTATTCGTGTCATCGCGACCCTTGCGATTGAGTCCGCGGGCGGCGGCGGTGGCGCCGGCAATGGCATCGGTGTGCCGATATTCAGCGGGGTCTATCATTTTTATAACCCCGATAATCAGTTTACAAAATACCAAATGACGACGAAGATTGCGGACTATCTGGAATTATCCCATGAGCATATCATTCCGTTTAAACCGTCGACGGCCAGCACTGATTCGGGGGATGCCGCAAGCGTATACGCCGCACGCCGCCCTTATGATACAGAATTGCGCGATGTACGATACAATATTCGCAACTTTTTCACGCATAATTTCGAAGAGACGATTCCGTATGCGTTCTCCCGGTTCAAACACCCGAAATTGGGGGTCACAGGACCGGCGGCCACGACGGCCACGACGACGGCCACGACGGCCACGGCGGCCACGACGACGTATTTCCTCATGTTCGACCTCGACGGAACCCTCGTCAATACATCCTACGCGCATTACCGCAGTTATTTGGAGGTATTCCGTAATCGCGACTTGCCGTTTATGACGTTCCCCGAATGGAATGAATACATCAATTATAAAAATATACACACTTATTTGGAAACGGTCGCGTGTGAACTGGCGCGGTATAACCACATAGAAACCGAGAGAATTCTCTCGGATATGCGGAATGAAAAGCTCGCAGCATTCCGGAATTATGCGATAACATATATCACACCCACTAAGAACGCGCTCGATATGTTGCGGTTTATTGAAGCGAACCCTGATACAGTAAACGCGGTGATTGTTACAAATAGCAGCAGTGCGACGACCGATATTATTCGCGAGGTGGTTCCTGAACTGAATAAGATAACGAAATGGTGTGTTCGAGAGACGTATACCGAACCCAAACCACACCCAGAGAGTTATACGAGGGCGAAGGAAATGTATTACAACGATGAAACATACGTCGTCGGGTTCGAGAATACAAGTATCGGGTATGAGTCGCTGCGTCATTCGGCGTCCATTGTGTATTTGTATGTTGACGAAAACGACGAATACGCAAAGCGCGATAAATGGTATTATAAAAAGGATGCTTTTTTATTTGATGATTTCAGGAGTGTTTAGATTCCCCATCATTGATTACGTTTCCTCATCATCTTTATAAAAATCACACGCGATTACCAATTTTTTTCCATTCTTAACCCACTGCCATTTCATTTCAGTTTTGGTTTTTAATTTCGTGCTTAATTTCTTGGTTGATGTCTCCATTTTTTTAGCAGTATATTCATTATCGACGTACATTGTAAATAATAACATTTTATTTACAAGGATATAATAATTTTACTAAATGTGTGACTCATTACAGGAATCTCTCGCACAGGTATCTTGAAATCATCAAACTCATCAGTTTTTTCTCCGGTGAAATGAACGTACTATTATTCCCGAGCCAGATACTTAATGAAATAAGACGCGTAAGTTCGGCCGTAAGTTCCGGCACGGACGATTGCCACTCGGGGGTGTCGAGAGATTTATAGATACTAGAATATTCATCAATAAAAGGGATGGTGATATCCATGGTTCTGTCCATGGTTCTGTCCATGGCTCCGTTCAGTTCATTGATGTCGTTCGCTTCAATCGTCATCTGGTCAAACCGACTATACCCCGATATTCCAAACAGCAGTTTCGCGTAATCATAATGAGGCTCACCAAATACATCATACGACGCGAAATATCCGCGGGGGTCGATGAAAACATACCGCGGTGTGTCGCTAACGATACACAACGATGGTTTCGGAACCAGAATATTTCCCAGGTGGGTATCACCGTGGATGTATGTCAAGCTCCTCCCTAGGGGGAGTCCGCCACCCGACGGCGGTAGCTCCGCTCGATTGGTCAATGTTGTGGCTGGTGACCCGAGTGCGTCAACCCTTCGGCGTATAATTGTCGCATATTCCATAAACGACCGTACCTTAACCCCATTGACGTGAGTCAATCTCTCGAACTCTGGATATATATTCTTCCAATTTACAGAAGAATACCGTTCTACAATCTTGTCATATACTTCCACGCGAAGCGCAAGCCTGTATTCCTCTTCTGTGATTGGGATACGCGGTGAATGTGTGTGAAGGGGGCGGAGATGGTCCAAAATCTCTCGGATGACGGTAACGGTCACGGCGGCGTCGGCGTCGGTTCCAGCGCCGCCGCCTGTATACGGAAATCTCTCGGTGAGTGGCTCATAATCCGCGAAATATTGGATATGTAATTCGGGCGACCCTGCCGCCGCCGGCGCAGCATAGAACCGTGGCATAACAAACGGCGCCGGGATGCGGTGATACGCCTGGATACACATATAAAACTGGATTTCCTTCCGGAGTTTCATTTCACCATCTTTACGTTGCTGGATTGCGACCGCGGTCGTGGACGACGCACCATCCACGAGAGAACGACGTGTCCGTTTGATGAGTCTGTTCCGGGTGGGGTCTATGACCAACTCATTATAAATATACCCGTAGTTTTGTGCGTTCATATCGTCTACTACATAATAACGATATAAACTTTAAGTCGTACAACAAATAAGTCGTACAATGAGTATCGCGAATTTCTCGATATACGGGTTATACGAATATTACGCGGCTACGCGCGTTGTGACATGTGACCCGGGTGGCAGAACGGGGCTTATCCACCGGACGATGTATTTCCCGCATCAGAGCGACGATGAAATATCCGGGATTATCGCGGGATATGACCGACTTGTCATTCTATTACAACAAACGGAGCGGACGATTGTCGAATTGTTTCAACGCGATATTCAACCGCGTCTCCACGCGGCAGGTAAACCGTATGTCGTTATATCGTGTATGGATGACGCGACATTTCCCGCCGAGGTCGTTGAATCGGTAACGAAGACGTGCTCGCCCCTGTTCCGTCACTGGTTCGCGGTGAATAACGGCTACGGCTACGGCTACGGCTACGGTGGCGTTGCGACAACCCCTTCTACACATAAAAATATAACCGGGATTCCGTATGGAGTTGACCTGTGGACACTGGCGTCACGGTCGATGTGGGCGAATACACCGATGTCGTCGGCCTATACACAAGACCGGCATCTGACACGATTGCGTGAATCAGCGGTCCATTTTTCGAAACGGGCGGCGTCGTCGATATACATCAACTTCCAATTTAATATAGATGGCGACGGCTGCGCCGAGAGATTGGAAGCATTTCACACCATTCCGAGAGATTTAATGTCAATTCAAGAATCCCCAGTCAACCGGTATGACACCTGGGGCGCTTATACCCAACACGCATTTGTTGCGAGTCCGCGGGGGAATGGCCTGGATACGATACGCACGTGGGAGGCGCTTATGCTCGGCTGTATTGTTATTGTGCGGCGCATCCCAGGCGCTCCCGCCATCGAAGAATTATACACGGACTTGCCCGTGGTCGTAGTAGATAGGTGGTCGGATATCTCGAGAGATTTCCTCGTCCAGATTCTCTCGGAGTATTCATTACGAAGCTTTAATTATAAGAAACTAACGACGGAATATTGGATATGTCGCATCGACAACGCGTTCGACGACGCGCGTATTTAGTAGTATTGTATTGTAAGGGTGTATCGTTTGCGACACACCATTACATTTCATTTCATTCCATTCCATTTCATTATGAAGAAAATCGACATTCTTGGCAAACGTAACCAGGATAAAATGAAGCAAATGGCGGACCCCGCCGCGGTCATTGAGAAAAAGGTGCCGAAGAATAGGGGCGCGATACCGGATGAGTATTATGCGCCGAATCAGGCTCTCGGACTGGCGGTATTGAAGGCGTCTACGACGCCGGCTCCGAATCAGGCTCTCGGACTGGCGGTATTGAAGGCGTCTACGACGCCGGCTCCGAATCAGGCTCTCGGACTGGCGGTATTGAAGGCGTCGGTAGAGACGACGCCGGCTCCGAATCAGGCTCTCGGAATGTTGCCTCTACCCGAACCTACGACTACGGCCCTCACGCACATCCTCCGAGAGATTGACCTGAAACGTAAAGCCTATATTTACCAAGATAAACAACATACTATCTATGATGCGCGGTTTTCCATCACCACCGACCAAATCGTTGAACTTCTTGTCTCATCTGAACTCTTATGTTATTATTGTCGAGAGATTTGCCAGATTACGTATAAGGAATCCATGTGCCGGAAACAATGGACACTGGACAGAATCGATAATGACTACGGTCATAATGCTGCGAACGTAGTTATTGCGTGTTTAGACTGTAATTTGAAACGTGGAACTATGGACTCCGAGAGATTTCGTCAGGGGAAGCAATTCACTTTTCGGAAGATAGAATAATAAAGGGAAGTTGTTATTACTACATATACATATACATATACATATACATATGTCCTTAACGAATTATATTTATGGTTCGCTGGTTTGGGCTGGTATAGGTTGTATTTCATGTTTCAGTTATATCGTGATAGGAGTATCTTCGTTGGTGATGATGTTTTTGCCGTCGGCTCAAATGAAACGACACATATCCGAACACATGTCAGATATTGTATCTACGTATGGGTTTCGCGAAGAAACAGTGGATGTGTCTGGTGTTAAAATACATTGCGTAATCAAAGACACTGTGACCGAACATGGTCTTACATCTGGGGGGGGGGGGGGCTAGTCCATCTCACTGTGCCACCGACGACGCCACCGACGACGTATTTGTCTTCATCCACGGAACCGCCAGTGCGTCTATCATATTTTTTGATGTTATGAAACACATACCCAGTAAATGCGTCGCCATCGATTTACCGAATTTCGGGGTAAGCGGGTGTATCGATATGGATACATACAAGAGCAATGAAGCATTAGTCCGATGTTACGCGGATATTATTGGGAATACGCTTATTGCGTTGGATATCATGAAAAACACGATACTTGTCTCGCATTCTCTCGGCGGGTTTCTTTCCATTTACACGGCCGAACGGTATCCTGTCAAACGGTTGGTGCTTTTGAACCCCGCCGGTATTCTTCCAACTCTCGGTATATACGGATATTATTGGGGGATATTTTTCAAGGCGGGGTTACCAACAACATTGTTTCATCTTCCGATGATTTCGCGCGATTTGTTGATATACATTGCGCGGTGTGGATTGAATGGGGTCACAACCGAGTTTTGGTTGTCTTTTTTTACAAATAACGAAAATAATGGACACGAGATTTTACAACGTTTAATTACATTACGACCGTTTTATTCATATTGGAATACACCCGCCATAACAACACTAATGGATGTGTATAAAAAGGTTCCGACACATATTTGCTTTGGCGAAGATGATACGATTATCCCATCGCATATCGGGGAGTTTCTTGATGAATTAACGTGTGGAGAGATTATGATACATAATATTAAAAATGCGTCACATAATCCGTGTAATAATATCGAATGTTTTTTGAAGTATATTCATTTAGTAAGGACCGGGACTGGGGGCGCCGCGCCAGTGCCGGAGCCGTCAAAACGGCGTAACATAAACATAAACATAAATAAACAATCGGGTTGTAGAGGTTATTCCTATCATTCCATTGAAGACACGAACGACTCTTTTCGCGCACTGTATTCAACTCTTCTCACGAATAAAGCTTACTGTCCTCCACATTCCGAGTGACCTCCTTGATGAACTTATCTGCGTCCAGTAGCTCGTTGATATTCTCCGCCCAGTTGCGTCGATAACGAAACAGGAACCCGACAATCCCCGCCATTGTAATCGTTTTCTTGTTGATGTGATCGTAAAACCGGTCAAATTCGCGGTCGATTTCCTCCGGCGTCATCTCTTCCTTCCGCATCATATCACGGAACAGGTGCTTGACGTCGACCTTCTTCGGGTAGTTCATATGGATAATCATATCCGTCCGCCCCTGGCGCAATAACGCGTGATCCAAACTCTCCGGATGATTCGTTGTAATAAATGAAATAAGCCCCTTGCGGAAAAAGACGCCGTCCAATAGATTCAGAAGATTGCTGAACGTGAATGTGCTCTTGTTTTCCTGTGTTCCGGTGCGTTTCTCGAACAGACAGTCGATATCTTCGAAGAGGAGGACGGACTTTGGCGGGATATCGCGGAATGCTGCGAGGGCGGTATTATTATCCGTGTCGTGATTAATCGAAAAGATACACAAGTTATACCCGATTTCCTTACACATCGCCTTGATGATACTTGTTTTTCCACTCCCGGGAATGCCCGTGAGGAGATAGTTCTTCTTATACGGAATCCCGAACTCGTCGTATTCCTTCTCCTTCTTAAGGAAGTCCATCATATCCGCACGCATTTTCTGTTTTAATTTCTCGTCAAAATAAACGGTGTCTAGTGTGCGCGAGGGGATTTTGTTATAACGCATCCACTCGCCGTATTTCGACATCACATATACGTGAAGTTTGCTATCATCTTGTTCGTTGTTTTCAAGGAAGTTGTCGCTTTCGCGGTAGAAGTGGTGAAATATAACCGGGGAATCCGTGCGAATCGTCATATATTCGAACTTCTGCGGTCTATCATCCGTTCCAACGATTTTATCTTGCTGGCGGTAGCTTATTATAAACTCGGCGGATTTTTCGGGTTCGGTCTTTGATTCGGGGACTGTGTATGTATATTTATAGGTGCCGAACCCAATCTGTGCGTAGCAAAAATCCTCCTTGTCGTATTTGTAGGGGCGGCGGCGCAACTTCAGCGGGATTACGCCGACGCCGACGCCGACGCCGACGCCGCCGCCGGCGTTCACGCTATCCGGTATATGAACCAGATGTTCTATCGTATGATACATATACAGTAACATTTGATTAATGACACTGGTTAGATCAGTGTAATATTCGTATTGTCCTGGGGGCATTTTATGTAAATCCACGACGAGCTTGCTGTTTTGGCCGTTTTCATCGTCGTCGCTTGAAATGCCGCTTTCAGAATCGTTTGTTTTAAGCATTGAATTTGCCTTTTTATACTGTTCGGCTTCTTGCGGTGAAATAGAATCGGCGCGTTCGAGTGACATTAGAATCGAATACTCGTTGTAATACTGATATATATCGTAACGGGTTGGTTTTATATCGTATAGCGCAAACCCATGTAAATGGGACCAAACCCATGTAAATGGGGACCAAACCCATGTAAATGGGTTTAAATACTTATTACTAGGTTTATTACACCTACCTACACCCAGCAAACACGCGCAATGCTATCCTGTATTCAACCACACAAAGACCAACATTGCCAGCCGATACTTCCTGCTGCTGCCGCCGCTACCAACGCCCACGGAACGAGTTTATATAATACCCAGAACGACCTTCTGCTCCATAAAGTCCTGCGGTTCTATAATGAAAACAACAGCTTGGCAATGGAGAGGATGCTTTCGGTGATAAATGGAACGACGAATATCTCATTGCGAATTATGGATTGGTTCGTTACCAATTATTCGAAGAAGCATTATACGGTATATGACCTCATTGGCGGGACCGCCGGGACCAGTATTCCCGCCAAACGGTTCAAAGTATACGTGGATTATAAACTGAAACTCCGCGCATATTCGAAAAAGCGGTTCGACCCCTTCTGTCGCTGGGACCGAATCAATGTGCCTTATAAAAATGGGACGTATATTCAGACCACCCTAGGACAATTGAACTTCTTTAAATGGGCGATTGAGAATGAAGTGATCCGGTATATTCAAGAGAATTATAGCGCGATAGAGGCCGATATGAATATTCGGAATAACACATCGCGTAAAATCGCGAAATCGCACCAGACGTCATCCGCGACGATTGATGGGTGTGAATTGAAAATCCCCGACACACCACTCGAGACGTCGTCACCTGTGGCACCGGAGGCGGCGGTCACCGCGAAACAGCGTAAAAAGCGCGAGGAATTGTCCGATTCAGCAACCCGAAGCATCAAAAAGGAGTTTGTAAACATTGTGTTGTCGTTTGATTAAGTCCATGGAATCATGGAACCACGGAATCATCGGCGCGGCGCGGCGCGGCGTAACAAAGATAAAAACATATATAATACTATTACACTAGTAGTATTATATTCAGTTCTATTCATTGAACCGATTCATTGAACTGAATCATTGAACTGAATCATGGGCAATCAAGTATCACTTGTGCCAAAAGTGAGTTATGAGGACATCCAGATGATTGTTTACCGTAATACACATATTCCACATTCAACTATTTTAATCAATACACTTCCCCCGTCACTTCAGCATTGTCTTATTAAAACCACAGTGGATATACGCGTGGAAGAACAACTCATAAACAAATGTCTTATGAACAGTCCGAACGTGATGATTATCGTATATGGAAAGAACTCCACTGATATTACAATATTACATAAATACGAACAACTCGTGAAATTGGGGTTTACCAATATCCATATTTATACAGGCGGCATATTTGAATGGATGCTGCTTCACGAGATTTACGGAAAGGATTTATTCAAAATAACACGATACGAAATCGATATTCTGCGGTATCGGCCCAAGTCGGTGTTATTGGCGGCGATGACTGGTGGCGGCGGCGGCGGCGGCGGCGTGTATATCGAAGATGGCAATCCTATAAGAGAACTCCGCCGTGATGATGTTCGAGTGGATATACCAACTTCCGCGAATGCGAATGGCACTGTAGCAGACACAGGTGGCGGCGGCGGCGGCGGCGGCGATGACAGCGACGACAGCGACGCAGACGCACACGACAGTGACCGCAACAGTGGTGGAGGAATATTCTCCGGACTAAAATGGTTGTTTGGGTAAATGCGTATAAATAGTTAGACTTTAGTATATATTATTTGTATAATCGATATTATACAAATGGACACGAACACGGACACGAACACGGACACGAACCCAGTCACGAACCCAGACGCAGACGCGAACACAGACGCAGACGCGAACACAGACGCAGACGCAGACGCGATTAAGAATACGATTACATACAATACAAAATATGGTAAGATAACTTTACTCAAGAATGAGGCCTTTATCGGCAATGAATTCAAACATAATCATTACTGGGATGAAGATTCTCTTATTGAATTGAAGAATTACATCGACCCCAATCGTAATATTTTGGAAATCGGGGGTCACTGTGGCACTTCCACGATTGTCTATTCGTCGTACATCAGCAATGATAACAAGATATTCGTATACGAACCCCAAAATATTATGTATAAATTACTTGTTCGAAACATAACACAGAACAATTTACAACATAAGATATCGCCTCACAATTTAGGCGTATTTTGTTATAAGGGTGACGGGGTTATGAATAATATCGATATGGATGGCGGCGGCGGTGTAGTTCAACGTCGTTATAATGAAGAGAGCCATTTAGCATGTAACTTTGGAGGTATCGGCCTGGGTCAATCCGGCGAACATATTTCGATGACAACCATCGACGATATGGCATTGGATAATATTGGATATATTCACTGTGACGCACAAGGTTCGGAAAATTTCATTTTCTCCAAGGGAACCGAAACTATCAAAAAATACAGACCGGTCATTTTGTATGAAAATATTAAATTATACGGAACATATCTCTATGATAATATTTGTAAATCATACCCGAGTTATAAGGAAGAAAGTTTGTTTGACCTCAAAACATATTGTATGGAAGAGTTGGGGTATTCCAAATTTATTGACAGATTTAATGGCGGTATCGACACATTGTTGTTACCATAGCGTGCGTGCGTGCGTGCGTGCGTGCGCGCGTATTCAATCCCGCCACGACCCGTATCCGAGGTGTCGCAAATACCCGCGCTCCATCAGGCGGATAGAATTGTCGTCTTCTTGGTGTTCATGATACATCGTGGTTACCACATCCGGGCCGCAAACCCACAAAATATCCGTCTCAACCCACTTGTCAAGATTGGACTGAAACAATACCTCAAGGCGCCGCATACATTCGCGAATACACAGTTCCAAAAAGGGGTGTCGTTTATAATTCGCGGCGAATGCGAAATTGGCGACACGAAGCGCATTTCGCGGGTGCTTACATTCCCGTGGCCCCAGTACGTCTATATTGACCGTGAATTCCGTGAATAATATCATCCGGTCGGATTTGGGGTTTATACCGCCGCGGCCGAACGGATTCGTCGTGATGACGCAATCCATATCCAGGTAAAATCCGCCGTGTTTATAGATATACAAGAGTCGGCCGAGGTCGGCGCGGACAATCCAATGGGGGATTTTCGCCCATAATTCGGGGAGGCCAGGGAACGACGAAAGAATCGGTATAATATCCGCGGGGGTGACAATGACGTGTTCGGGGATAAACTGTTTATTTTGCTGGATACATGTCATCGGGATTGCGGCGCGTTCATCCGGTTTGAAGTTCCACATATATACGATGGATGATGTGTACGACGACGATGACGATGACGATGACGATGACGATGACGACGTCATTTCTGCGATGCTTTATACATCATAGACTCCACATTTATTTATGTCAATTCCATACCGGTATCACCCGGGGGTATCGCGGCAGCGGCGACGGCGGCGGATGGATTCCAACATTTTGTATAATACGATAAATGTAATCGTTCATACTGAAACGCATTTTGTTGATGTTTCAACTTGAATTCGTATACGGTTTGTTTCAATAATTGTATTGTGACATCTTCCCATTTCTCTACAATCAAAACGGGAAGTTCATCAAATAACTCGCGAAACACAGACGTCCTTACAATCGGAATACATCCACATAACAACGCCTCCCATGTGCGATGACAATCCATACCATTGCCGAATGGAGATAATACAAATGCGTATTCGGTCATATTCTTCCACGTGTTTATCCGCGGTATGAATGTCGTTTGTTGGTGTAATAATGCGGATGGTATAGCTGACATAGCAGTTGAGCGGTCCTTGAAACGGTCAAGACACAACATAACATTCGAATATATTTGTATTTTGCGTTGATAAAACGGCGTCATTTTCGCGCGGATTTGTTGAATGAGACATTGTTCTTGCGCGACAGGTGACGAGTATTGTGTTTCTTTTTTCAATTGCCATCTGTGATTTGGTTTGCTGCTGATGGTGTGATAGTCCATACCAATCGGTATTTGTTTTAATTTCATACATGCGCGATGAATTGCGTTTTCAAGAGAGGATTCATTTTTTAGAATCACCGCATTCGCGTTCCAAAGTTTTGTTATTCGCTCTTTCAAGAAATCGCGGCAATTTTGTATATCCATATTTTGCGAATACAACTCGCGAAGATAGGGGTTCAATACAAACATAAGAAATGCGTTGGGTTTTTGTGGGACGGTCTCACGGAACATTGTTTTATCACCATCACCACATACAACAATAAACGGGGTTTGAATCTTTGGTGCGTAATCTACGATAAATGTTTGAAATGCGTCAGAGCATACGTAGACGGACGTGGCGGCGGATGACGTGGCGGCCGTGGTGGCCACCGAATCTACGAATCTCTGAATATATTCCAAATCTCCAGGACAACTTGACTTCGGGTTCATTGAACGTATATTACATGATTTCAACAATCCCCTGCTTGATACAAATGAACACGCGGTTTCATCTGTCATTGGAATAAAAAGTGTATAATACGATACGTGTATAATAACACGTATTGTATTTAAATGTTCATTTACATCAACCCCTGAATAAATTCTGTGATACGTTCCATCCGTTCAGAGAGAAGTCGCGGCGTCCCGATAATGTCTTCATTTGCGGGGAGTTCCAGAAGAGCGCAGCCGCGTGTGCGAATCCAGTCTTCATGGTATTGATGGCATCGTTGAATATAATCCACCTGGATTGTCTCACCCGCGCGAGCGCGTTTCCCGATGCGTTCCAGACACACCTCCGGTGATGCGTTAATATATACAATCCCCGCCAATGGAACATCCGTCAGAAATTCATCAAACCATAACGTGTAAATTTGGAATTCGTCATGTGAAATATCGCCCGCATCATACAACATCTTCGCGAAAACATTCCGGTCGGTTTCTACACTTCGCTCGGTAATAATCAACTTGATTTTCGGGTCTTTGACTGCCTTGCGCAACAACGAAAGGCGCGAAATATACGCCATCATCTGAAATTTGAACGCATTCGCGCGTATATCCTTGTACAGATTCGTTAGAATATTCACACCATCCTTGTCGCATACCTGATTCCATAATGCGACGGGTTCGTCGAGAAAACACACTTCTTCACGGAATGATGTTATGTTCGGGAATACCGACGACGACGACGCGGTCCCCATACGTCGGGCGAGATATTGCTCGTATTCATAGCACGTCGTTGATTTACCAGAACCGATATTCCCGTCGAAACTTACGATGACTGCGCCTTGTGGCTGCTGCTGGTGGTCGGATGACATTATATGAATACTGGACGGGGGGTAATATACAATAGACTCGTATATTTAATTCAATTTCGTGAATTATAATACTATAATCAGCGAATTATAATACTATAATCAGCGAATTATAATACTATAATTCGCTAAAATTGAATTAGAAATAAAACGATATTCATAATGTATTATATTGCGTAGGCATTTATCGAAGCATTATTCTTATTATGTCATCTACGTCTACTACGTCTACTGCGGCGAAATCTGACTCCCACCTTATCCAAACAAAACTCACCGGTGAAGAATGGAATGGTGTTGAAATTATGGAACCCGAAGAAGAAATGCGTATCCTGCAGTTGATTATCGACGGATTTCACGATGTAAATCGGGTATTCAATCATCATCTATCGCTGATTTCACGCCTGAAAATAACCATGACGCCGGAAATGGAGGATTATCTATTCGACGAATATTTCAAGAAACGCGTTGAGCGCATCATCTCGCTTGGGGCGGATCATTTCAATGGCGGCGTGTTTGAGGTCAAGGCCAAATCCAAGAAAACAATGAAAAAGGTGGATTTAATGCGTATCCAGAATATGAATACTACATTTGGGGGGTCAGGTGACACATACGACCATCTTATTATGGACACGATTGAGGCGATGGTCGAAGCGAAGAAGAATAAGCCCCTCGCAGGCGTCGCAGGCGCGAATGAATGGATGAAGCATTATTATACATTGAAACTCATGCTTCAAAAGTCGGTGACGGATATTAATTCGCATATCAGGGATTTCGCGAATTTCGTTATTGGGGAATACAGTGCGGATATTGAACTCACCGGGTTTCTCCGCAATGCGTATCGTTTCATCGAACAAAACGAGAGTGTATTCAAATACGCGGATTTTCAGTTATACGACCATCAAAAGCAGCTGTTCACGATTATGAAACGCCCCGACGCGAAGTTGGTGCTTTATATCGCGCCGACGGGAACGGGGAAGACGCTATCCCCGCTTGGACTCTCGGAAAAATACAAAATCATCTTCGTATGTGCTGCGCGTCACGTCGGTCTGGCGTTGGCGAAGGCCGCGATTTCCGTCAAGAAGCGCATCGCGTTCGCATTCGGTTGTAGCAATATCGACGATATCCGTCTTCATTATTACGCGGCCAAGGAGGTCATCCGCGACAAACGCAGCGGTCGTATTCGTAAAGTGGATAACAGTATCGGCGACAATGTCGAGATTATGATTTGCGATATCCGGTCGTATTTGCTCGCGATGCGTTATATGATGGCGTTTCACCCACTTGACAACCTGCTGATGTATTGGGATGAGCCGACAATATCTTTGGATTACGCCGAACACGCACTTCATCCGATTATCCACCGCAATTGGAGCGGCAACCTGATTCCTAATGTCGTCTTGTCGTCGGCCACATTACCGCGCGAGGGGGAGATGGCGGGTGTAATCCAGGACTTCAAGGTGAAGTTTAATGACAAGGGGGCGGATGTATACAGCGTCATTAGCCACGATTTCAAGAAATCGATTCCCATTGTGAATCAAGGCGGTTTCATCGAACTCCCTCATTATATGTTCGGTACCGATTATGACCGCGTGCTTGAATGTGTGGAACACTGTAAGACATATAAAACATTGATGCGGTATTTCGACTTGCGGGAGATTTTGCGATTCATCGGGCTGGTGACGAAACGCATCGAGGACAGCGACGACAGCGAACCGGAGGACGACAGCGAACCGGAGGACGACGACTCCGATGCCGAACCGGAGGAACGCGAACGCACGAAGGACGTCGAACCGGAGGACACGGACCCCGATACCGACGATAACCGCTGTCTCGCAATCACATCAGAGCGTTATTTACCCGAGAATATGTTCGGCGATATCGGCGATATCACAATGACGAGCATTAAGGAATACTACCTGCTTCTACTTGAAAACATCCGCCCCAAATATTGGACCAGGATTTACGAGACGCTCGCCGGGGTTCGCAAACCCAAATTCGCATCCGTCGTCAATTTATCAACTAGTGACGCACACACCCTCACGGATGGACCGACGATTTACCTCACCGAAAATGTGGACAAGGTCGCCGCGTTTATGCTTCAAATCGCGAAAATCCCGACAGTTGTTATGGAAGATATTATGGCGACGATTGATTTCAATGCGCACGTTCTTGAAGAGATTGAGAAAACGGAGAAACTCATCAAGGACCTCGAAGGCGAAAGCAAGGACCCGTCGGCGGGCGGCGCAAGCGAAGAGAAGAAGACGCGCAAATTCACATCCGATACACGCATCAATCCCGAAACCGAACGTCTTCACATCAAAGTCGAAGAGCTAAAGAAGTCGGTGAAATATACCGCGCTAAACGACTTGTTCGTTCCCAACAGGTTGGAACACTTGAAGCGCTGGACGCCGCGTACCGCCATCTCCAATGAATTCACGTCGTTCGTGGAAGACGATTTCGTGGAAAAGATTATGCTACTGAATGTGGAATCGCATTGGAAGCTCCTGCTGCTTATGGGAATCGGCGCAATCACGAATACCACCGACCAGAAATATACGGATATTATGAAGACGCTTGCGAAGCATCAGAAGTTGTATCTCATTATAACCGCGACGGACTATATATACGGAACCAATTATCAATTCTGCCACGGGTATATCGGGAAAGACCTGGAGGGGATGTCGCAGGAGAAGGCGATTCAATCGATGGGGCGTATCGGGCGCGGTGCGATTCAGCAGGATTATACCATCCGCGTTCGCCACGATGCGATTCTGCGCCATATCTTCACGGCGATGCGAAGTGAGGATAAGCCGGAAGTCTGTGCGATGAACCGGTTGTTTGTGACGGATGCAGCGGCGGATGCTTGAATTGGTGCGATAAAATATAATAATTAAGGTTACTGAAAACAATACTAATTTAATGGATTGGTTAAATTCTGTAGTGATAAATATTGACGCTTATTGTTGTCATAGTATTTCATCGAATCATAAATATTTTGCTTCATAGAGCCACCGTAATTTGCTCGGCTTTTTACCATATAACAAAATTTATTTAGAGACGCAAATTCCTCACCGATTATTGTGTTGTTTTCGTCGCACTCATAAATTTTATTACTCGGCTTGTCAATTAAGCAGTAGGCGCACCACGACACACCTTGTTTTTTACTATTCATTTTGAACATAAAACGGGTTGTAGTATTACAAAGTTCATAATCTTTGTCAGGTCGTAAAACACCAAGCGGTTTGGTGTATGGTAATCCACCGTCTGATCTTGTTGTCTTTTCACCAGATGATCTATGTTCGACACATCTGGATGCACGAAGCGTTCTTATATTATTATCATCGCCAAGAAAAACACGATTCCTCTCAAGTTTCACGCGAATACCGGCGCATTCTTGTTCACTATTTAATATCGCATCTTCACGGAGTTTACGTTTTTTAGCATTTATAATAGTCATACGAGCACGGAGAGCATCAAGTTCATCGTCCAGATCTTGTAGTATACCATTTATACTGTCAATATTTTTTTGCTTTATCATATTCATCTGCTCGGTAAGCGCGATATTCTGTTGTCGCAAAAGGACGATTAGTGGGTCATCATCATCATTATCAACACGATCATTATCAACACGATCATTATCAACACGATCATTATCTTCATCGTCATTATCGTTATTATCGTTATTATCATTATCTTCTTCTTCGTTTTCATTTTCATTTTCAGGCGATTCATCGTAATGAATGAACGGATTTTCAACTATATTTTCTTTATCAGACCACCATTCACCTTCAAACTGTTCGAATATACGACGAACATCTTCTTTTGAAATTTCAAAAAATTCACGAGATGGAAGTCGTCTATTACTTAATATAGTATGAATTCTTATTTCTGTGTTTTTCGGGTCTTTTACTTTTTTACCAAATTCTACTTTGAACTTACAAGGAACACCGGTTGTATATAATTGATTTGCTCTTATGATTGGTGTAGTTGTAGTAGTCATTCCGATTTTAAGTATTCCGTTCATATATTCATTAGATAAGCAATAAATATAACCATAACTATCACAATCAGTCATTTTGTCGTTATAATTATATTAGATATGAGTTATTATTGTTATTGTGTTATTTTTATGTTATTTTTATGTTATTTTGTCCCTACCCGAGTGAATACTATAAAAGAATAATATATAATAACCATTAAATATATAACTGCGTTCCCGTATTATTTTTTATGCCTCGCCGCACCGCCCTCCTCGTCGGTATCAACTACCGGAACACCGAAGATGAACTAAATGGCTGCTATAATGACGTCGTCAATGTCGCGACGTATCTACGCACGGTTTTAGGATACGCCCCCGGCGCCATTACAATGCTTACCGATGGCAATCGCGGCTCCGTGTTCCCCGCATCGGTCGCACCCACCCGCCAAAATATCATCGCCGGGTTGTCCGCCCTCGTCGCAGGCATGGCGCCCGGAGATGAAGCCTTTTTCCATTACTCCGGTCACGGCACCCTGGTCCGCGATACCAACGGCGATGAAGCATCCGGCATGGATTCATGTATTTGCCCCCTGGATTACAACACGCCGGCATCGGCGGGTGGTGGAATCGTCACCGATGACGAGATTCGCGCGCTTCTCGTGAACCGTGTCCCCCGCGGTGCGCGCCTCTACGTCATCCTGGACTGTTGCCATAACGGTACAGGATGCGATATCCGGTATAAATACGAGGATTTCAGCGTGCTTCTTCGTCCCGCGACTACACGCACCTCCGCCCTATGGCGCACCCAGCAGAAAGCGTTTGTTCAAGGTAAATACACCGACACCGCGGGTGAAGTGTATATGATTAGCGGATGTCGCGACGAACAAACCTCCGCCGACGCATATATCAATAACGCGTTTGCCGGCGCGCTCACGTACGCCATCTTCGCCATCCTTCGCGCCAACAACGCCAGCATCCGCACTTATTCATGGAGCGCCCTCCTCCGCGATGTCCGCTATTTTATGCGCGCCAATAAATACGACCAGATTCCGCAGATTATGACCGGACAAATAATTACTCCGGCCGCGGTGGTTTTCCCGGGGTTGGCGGCGGTGGCGGTGAAGCGTGGGGTCGGCAGCGGCGGGTCATTAGAACTAGGTTCTGGTTCTGTTTCCGGTTCTGTCCCCGGTTCTGTTTCGACCCCCGGCGGAAGTAGGGGTGTCACCGCCCCCGTCGAAGGCACTACTACCACCCTATTCGGTTTTAAACCTAAGCCGAAATCCGGTGCTAATACACGCCACGTCATTCAGTTTTTACATTGAAAGACTTTTTGCGAATTTGTATGTATTGTAAAAAATTGAAATGCTTTTCTTACAATATCCGGAATACAGCGTCTTATAGACACACCCCCGATTACGAATATACAATGACAGTCAATCCCAACCTGGCTACGCTGATGCGTGTCATCGAAGACCAACAAGACAAAATGCCCGAAGGTGAGTATCTCGCCGCAATGAACGCGCTTGGAGCACTTCATCGTGTCGCACCTGCGCCTGCGCCTCCTGCTGCTGGACTGTCGGCGGACCGCGCACCCATCGGACCTATTCCATCGGGACGCCCCCCATCCTACGCAGCGTCGGTGCCCTTGTTCAACGGCGGCGGCGGCGGCGGCGGCGCCAATCCCAATTCCTACAGCAACCTCATCGCATTGATGGGTCATTACGGCTACAACACGTGGATTCGTATTACCCGGATGATTCCCGAACACCGACAAATGACAGCGAATCAATGGGTCGCACTTACCCAAGACGAACAAAACCATCTGAATCGCCTGGCCACCCAGAAAATCGTCGAATCCTATGAAATCACATTCCGAAATCCAGCCCCATCCACGTGTCCCTTCATCGCCAGACACGCGGTTGGTCCTTGGTCATTTGACATGGAGTGGTCGACCTGGACCTGTGCGTGCGGCTACCATGGAAAAACCAAAAACTGGAAAAAACATGAAGAGAGCGAGCGTCACCAGGATTGGGCGCAAGACCGCATCGTTCCCAGGCGAACGATTGAACTTATGAAAACGCGCATCGCACAGGACGAAAAAGGCGAAATCATGCGCTTCAACCAGCCTCTCACCGGCGGTATCCGGTATTTCAAGGTCACACAGGACCGAAACGAATGGACCCATCCCGAGTTTTACCTGGGCATTCATCGCGAGAAGAACGGCAACGGCAGCTGGTTTGTTCATAACAGGCAAGACTGGCCACACAGGTTTGTGACGGATTAAAAATGTGGTGTATGTATGTGAGTGTGACGTGTGTGCGGCGTGTGTGTGTGTGTGTGTGTGTTCTAACACTTTTTCTTCTTCGGCACGAATTGAATCGAACGCATCCACCGGTAGTGCTGTTCAACGAATTGCTCGTATACCGTTTTTGGGATGATGTCAAATGACACGAACTCCGGACCGCCTGTACAAAGCATATAGTCATTGGTGTATTGGCGGTGGTCACCGGTCATTTCAATCCAGATGCGCGATGGTTTCACGAAACGGTCCTCAAACGCATCGTGATCCGCCTGAAGCGCCGGGGGGATTGGTTTTTGCCAGTGTATCATTTCGTTTTCATTTTCCAATGCTGACAGGCTGAAATTGGGTCGATTGTATTTGTTGGTAATGTACTCAGGTGTGTACGTATTGTAGTAAAGTGTGATTTGACACGGGTCATTGTTCAACCAATGCGGGCTTTTACAGTATTTTGGAGTGTGTCCGATTTCACCACAGCGTACACACTGCTGCTTTAAAAGGTGAGGACACGTGATTTCCGCGCCGAATTCGCGGGAGCTTTTTGTGTAATGCGTCTTACACTCTTTCAGCGGAAATTTGCGATGCTTACAATACTCACAGAACGGGCGTCTCATTTTTGTCGATTTTGTCTGTGTGTGTCTGGTAACGGTGGCGGTGGCGGCAGCGGTGGCGGCGGCGGCGGCTTCGGCTTCAGCTTCGGCCTGGTTGTATATATTCTTGAAAAGGTAACCATACGAATTCTCGAAATTGTCTGTGGTCGGGTATATACGTTCCAATTTGTAGGGCGGCAGTTGCGCCATATCCAAGCGTTTGTATTCAGATGTAGTTGTCATGTCTTTCGGTGTTGGTCAATGTTGTTCATGACGAACGCGAGAAAAACAATTCAATTTTCTCGATTTTCTCGTGAGAGAAAATCGTTCCGTAAGGAAATCGTTAAAAAAGTGTTAGAACACCTTACCTTTCCTTACCAACCAAATACAGAATCGTCCATTCCGTCGTCTCCGTCGTCGTCGTCGTGATTCACCGACCTCATTGGCTTTCCGTTTTCCCAAATCCCTTCAAACACGAGGATTTCACCTCCGTCACCTGATTTTTGGACGTGAACTCCGTGTCCGTGGAGCTTGTCGTTTTCCCATGTTCCAGCGTATTCATGCCATTTGGCGAGATGTGCGTTTTCAGCCGCTTCATCGCTGGTGTAGTTCTTCATTTCACCGTAGACAAATGCCGGTGTGCGAAGTGTTCCGCGACCGTGGCGTTTTTTATGGCCGCCGCCGGCGGCGTCGTGACGCATATGCCCCATATACACGGTGCCATCGGGGTAGCTGAAAATGTGTTCTTGGGTCTCCGGTTGACGGGCGGCTTCCTGTTCCGCAAACCATTGTTGAACCTGTTCGGGGGTTGTAGGATAACGCGGGTCATCGCGTCCAAGGTGCTGGTCCATCGTCTTCAATTCTGCGCGATAGGTCGGGTCGTTTTGAACCTTTTCACGGTCCGCGAGAAATTGCTGTTTCCATTCTTCAGAGGGTTGTTGCTGTTCTTGTGCCATTTATGATATGTATCACGATGCGGTCGCTCTATATGTTGTTTCATACAAGAAAAACATTTCAATTTTTTTGGTTCATTGAATCACAAATATCAATAAAAAAGTGTTAGAACATTTTGTTTTTACTTACCTCGGTCGTCGTGTCGTCGTGTTTAGTCGTATCCAGCGAATCGGATGTGGCCACCGCCAAGGCTCATCGTAATCAGGTCGTCATCTTCCTTTGAGATGTAGTCGTCGTCGTGTCTGCTGCTGCGGTTTTCCCTCGCGAGTTCCTGGAACATCTCATCGGCCATCTTCTCCGGCTCTTCGTCGCACCAGTTTGTTGCGTGATGAATGTCAGCTTTCATGACATCGACGACAGGGGCAGGAGCAGCGACAGCAGGAGCGACGACAGTTGCGGATGATGAAAGCGCACGCGACTCGAGTTCCAGACGAACACGGGGTCCATGAGGATGAGCGTAGGGTCCGCGGCGTTCACGGGGATGCGTCGTGGTAGACAATGCGGCTTGAAGCCAAGGTTTCGAACGACGGTCTTGTTCGCGGTTGTACGCGTCATCACGCGCTCGGATGTCACGCTCGTGGCGGTCGGTGTCTTCGCGGAGACGATTGAATGAGACGTCACGACGGTCGCTTTCACGACGAGGACGTTCTTCACGCTCAATGTAGCGGGGACGCTCTTCACGGGGACGCTCTTCAGCAGCAGGCTGACGAGGGCGGTAGCGAGAACAGTAGGTCGATGTATGGCCTTTTTGGTGGCAGATTCGGCAGGCTTGGTTCAGGAGCGTCGGACAGATGACCTTTCCATTAGTTCCAGGTTGGTCCTTCACGTAGTGGCTCGTGTATTCGGATTCGGGGCAGCCAGCATCGTGGCAGACCTTACAGTAGGGGGTCTTGGTATTGGTATTCGTGGTCTTGGTAGTAGTGGTCTTAGTATTGAACGTCTTTGACATTGTAACGAGATGGGTTGATTCAGGTGAAGCACATTGTATATCGTATTTGAAAAAAATCATTTCAATTTTTTACAAATGTATTGGTATCAGTGATATCATGTTATTTATTCTAAATGTCGGGTCGACGTGGACGTCATCGTAGACGCAAACGAACGCACGAATTCTTCCAAGTCTTGTTCGGTTAAATCGCTTCGTTTTCCGCGTGGTGCTTTAGGGGTCACCAAGTCATCGTCTTCTATATTCTCTGGTATAGAAGACGTATGTATTTGAGGAACGCATACAGACATTAACAGCAATATATAATTATACAAATAAATAATATATAACAATATATATCTAATATATATCTAATATATATCTAATATATATAACTCTCGAATGACCTTTCACATCCACATTACCGAACACGAGGTTCAGGCCGGTCTCGGCATCGTATCCCACCTCGCCGGCGATTCCGTTCTTGGCAACGGCGCCGCAACGATTTCACACGGTATCGATACTTATAACGATATCACCCATCACAATGTTCTTGGCGCAGTCAAGGATGGCGCAGAGACCGTGATTAGCGGCGCCGAGACCGTGCTTGACGGGATGTCCGGCGATTGGTTGTAATCGTGCTTCTCCCGCTGCTCCGCGGCTACTACGCGCCCTGACAAAAAGCCGACTTTGTATGTATCATAAAAATATCAAGCGACCTATGAATCACTTTATACCCCTGGTTTTCTAAATAGGCAACAATCGGCACGCTTACATCGTCATAATTATTTTCAAATCCAATCACATCTATAAATACTTTACCGAAATTTATAGATTTAATGACTTCAAACTCCGCACCTTCAACATCGACCGACAAATAATTGACATGTGATACGTGATGTTCATCGAATATCGTTTCCAACCTTTTGGTATTCACTAGAATGACCTCTGTAGTTGAACCCATCTCCACATTTTCCGAATATAATCGTTGAAAATGTCTGTCATCAAATGTGTCCTTGATTCCTGAAATCATTTCCGTATAACCAGTATTACACAGAAACTCGGTCTCTCCGTCATTGTTACAAACCGCGCAATTCAAATTGATATTACTCGGTCGGTTGACGATGAGTTTATCGAACACCTTTTTAATCGGCTCAATATTGATTCCTGTCCACTGATTGGTTTCCTCGAAATAGAGTGTATTGTTGATACTTACTCCATCATGTGCGCCTACATCCACATAAAATCCGGATTTATGACCCTTGAATATATTTGTTTCTAAATACTGGTCCTGGTTATCTTGCGAGTTGAACATATGTGTAATATTCTATACAGGTATCTTTATTACCTTTATTACATTTATTACCTTTATTACATTTATTCTCTACATTATACGCCCCATAAATCCAGCCCGTATTTCTCTCGAAGTTTCTCTCGGAGTATCTGGATTTCGATACTTATGGCCGCATCGGCGGCGTCGGCGTCGGCGTCGGCGCCATCCCCCGTCATAGGCAAAGAGAATGTATGACTTCCCGTCCATCTAAATCCATTAAGATTATCCTTTCTATCATAGTTCGCCGAGAGAATTGTAGCTGTGGGTGTATCTCTAACGATACGCATCGTTGCGTATTTCGGCAGGCGTTTCGCCCATCTCTCGGTGATTGTTGATATATCGGCGGTGGTCATCGCCGTCACCGTCGCCGCGTCTAAATCATCGACGACCTGATTCGCATCGTTTAATTTTTCGATTAGGGAGATTTTCACGGATTTGCTTGTAATCCACGGCTTATTTAGCTTGGGGTGTGCTTCCACCTTGAAATATTCTCTCGGTTGCTGCTTGCCGTCCTTGAGGTAGGTCATCTCGCGGTAATATACGACATATTTCTTCATCATATTATGCGTGATTCCGGGGGGTAATATCTGCGCGGTTTGCTTTCTCTCGCGCTTATACTCGCGACGCGGTGGCGTCGGTGGCGTCGATGGCGCGGGTTCGGTCATTTGTATATCGACGGTATAAAACATATAAAACTGAAACGCTCTAAATACCAGTGAAGTGAAACGAAACCGAATGAACGCAATCCAACGCAAGAAACACGAATTATCGGGGGGACTCATCTTCAAATTATCGCAAATAGGGTTCGCACTTCACAGCACGTTATGTTATACCAACCGAATCGATGTCGGTGTTCACGATTACGCGGAATATGCCGCCCAGTTGCTCGACGGCGATTCGATTTTCATATCTACGAGAGAAACCCAGGTTCCAATCCATATGGTCGTGGCGATACTACGCGCCCGTAATGTCAGTGTCGTGTTTTATATTATGGAAGAACCGGTGGTTTCGTGGGACTTTATACAGAAAATACTGCCTGTAAGTAAGCGCATTTTTATCCAGAATAATATTTACAATCACCCCAATATCCATATTATGCCAATCGGTATACGCGATTGTGGGTCTATTGTGGCGATGCATCGCCGGTTCAATCATAAATACCTGCTTGAAAAGGGGATGTCGATGCGGACGACGCTGCCCGGTCATGCGCGCCCGATTAAATGTTTACTGTGCTTCAGTGTATGGACGCATCCGTCGCGCCAGGAGTGCTATGACCTGTTTTCGCGGGCGTCATTCGTCTATAACCTAAATGATGCCAATGATAACGCTGCGTTATGCGAAGCTCGAGAGAAACGGAATACTGCGGAGTTTTTTTATGAGAAGGTCCCGGAAACGCTCGTATATGAATCAACCCTGGTAAGCAGGTACGCTTTATGTCCGCGCGGGTGCGGGATGGATACACACCGGTTCTACGAATGTATTTACCTCGGATGCGTTCCGATTGTGGAACAGACGAATACGGTGTTCGACCGGTTGTATCACCCCGACACGGGGTTTCCTTGCTTGGTCGTGAATCGGTGGGCGGATGTAACCGAGGACCTCCTCGACCGGTCTTACCCGGCATGTTTCGCTAGGATGCGCGAGTTTCACGGCCGGTATCCGCGGTTTTTGACGGACTTGGATAGTATTGAGGGTTTGATGCGTGAATTGTAATATCACGATAATATATACATCGATGATGCCTTTATCCACTCACCGCCGCCGTCATTGGTCGATGAAATACAAGCGTAGTATCAACTGCCGACGCCCGCGCGGATTCTCACAGCGACAGCATTGTAAGTATGGGCGTAAGGGATGGACACGTCGCATAAATTTTTATTTTCACCGTTGAAGATTGAAGATTGAAAATAAAAATACGAATCAAGATATAATATGAATAAAATAATTCCTATTCAGGAATCTGTACCTATTCAGGAATCTGTACCTATTCCGGTTTCTACAGTATGCTCTGAACATAAGCTTACAACATTTATTTTGGAAGGCATTGGACGGGCGGGAAGTATATTAGTATTGTGTCCATATGTCATGACTATTGAAAGAGACCTAGATTTATATTGAATACCCTCGGCGCAACTGGGTTACTAATCGTTTGTATTACGTCAAAACAATATCAATCTATCGTGATAAATAGTGCTTGGATAATCGGAGGAATTTATAAATATTATGCGAATAAGTAAATTTTATTCCGTTAGTATATAATCTCAAGCAAAAATGAATCTCAGTCGCCGGAAGTGTTGTGTCGGTGGGTTTGTGGAAGGTTTATGGGTTTAGGTTGGTGAAGGGTGTAGGCGGATGGTTCAATCCAACGCCGAAGCCCCGTATTTTGCTTCTACTTTCTCTTTCATTTTCGCGATTTCAGTCTCGATTGTATAATTTTCGGGTAATACCATACGCAATCCTTCGCGAACGCCGGTGTCGGGTCGTCTTCTTTCATATACCAAGTGCGGTTTCTCGCGCATCACGATGAGCGAGATATATTTCGGCAGCACCGCCGCGGGTGCGGTATCCTCCGGGAAGATGCCTTTTTCCAAATCGCGGACGACCTTATTCGCTGCTTCCAATTTCGTTAGAAGCGATACTTTTTCGGATTTGCTTGTCATCCACGGTTTTTCAAGTTTGGGGTGCGTTTCAACCTTGAAGAATTCTCTCGACCGTGTTTGCTCTTTATCCAAGTATTCAAAGTAATACACGACATATTTACGCAACATATCTTGCGTGATGCCTGCGGGAAGAGCGCGAGCATTGTGTTTTCTCTCGCGCTTAGTTCCGTCATCGGCAGTGCCTTTGCTGTTCTTTTGCTGTTCTTGCATCGTCGCAATGCGTAAATTGTCGTATCTGTTGTTCAGAGGGTTTCTGTCAAGGTGGTCGACGCTCACGATGCTTGTACCTTTTCCATTTCCCCACGTATCCATAATGACTTGATGAATAGAGACATGATTGTCGCACGAAATATACCCGTTTGTGGTTTTATACCACGTTATTTTCTCGCCTTGGTTGTGGTTTGCCTCGTAGTCCAGTATTTTTTGATAGCTCGTTGGGCACAATTCGCAGTATTCGTTTGGTTCGCAGTACATGATGACCGATGCGATTTCCCCGGTTTGAGGGTTTGTGATTTCCCAGAGGGGATTTTTCATTTGATTGGCGGTGCGGCCGAGAGATTTTGTGTGGCCTGGTTTGAAGGTGACGGAGGAGGAGGCTGCGGAGTCGGGGGCGGATGCGGAGGAGCCGTATTTCTGGGTGATATAGTCGTGTTGTGTTTGGAAGTGGAGCATTGCGGGGGAGCGTAACGAAGTAGCGAAACGATGAGTGTAGCAAGTGTATGGGATACATTGAAATAAAATAAACGATTTCAATTTTTTGATTGGGGTAAAATTGAAATTAAATTAGGTGGGGTGGATTTATAGAAGGGTGAAATGCCGAAGAAGTGTGCTTTTGTTGATGAGGAGGGGGTGAGGTGTGGGAAACAACCCGCATTTAATAATCCAGGTGAAACAACCGGGTTATATTGCGGTTCCCATCGGTTAGAAGGGATGCTAGATGTTATTTCCGCGATTTGTAGTTTTGAAAATTGTTTCAAAACACCAATATATAATTTTGAAGGTAAACCCAAACGACTTTTCTGTGGAGAACATAAACTACCTGGTATGATTAACATAAAAAATAACAGATGTGAATATCCTGGTTGTAAAACTATTCCAATATACAATATCGAAGGTTCAAAAAAGGCAAAATATTGTGCTTCTCATAAGTCAGATGATATGATAAATGTAATTAAAAAAAGGTGTATTCAAACAGGATGTCCACATTACGCATATTTCAACAATCCATTTGAAAAAATGCCTCTATATTGTAGTTGTCATAGAAGTTCCATAATGATTGATGTCACGCACAAGAAGTGTCTATATGATAAATGTAATGTAATCGCTTATTTCAATGTTGAAGGTAACCGAACCGGATTATATTGTTCTTTACACAAGCAAGAAGGAATGATTGATGTTACCGCAAAGAGGTGTGTTTATCCTAATTGTAAAATTACCGCACATTTCAACTATGAGAATGAAAAGAAACCATTATATTGCTTGGCTCATCGTTTTGAAAACATGATAAATGTAACTAGTAAAATGTGTATTCACCAAGGATGCAAAAAGATGCCAAGATACAATACAACAACAGAATTATCGCCATTATACTGTTTCGAACATAAATTACCTCATATGAAAGATATTGTAAGCAAAACGTGTAAAAACGAATGGTGTAATACATTTGTTCGCAATAAATACGAAGGTTATTGTTTGAACTGTTTCATCCACGCTCATCCAGACAAACCCGTATCCCGAAATTACAAAACCAAAGAACGATGTGTTGTTGAATACATCACTTCACATTTTCCCGATTTCAGTTGGGTTGCTGATAAAACAATAACGGATGGCTGTTCGCGTCGTCGACCCGACCTGATGCTTGACATGGGGTATCAGGTTGTTATAGTGGAAGTTGATGAAGACAGTCACGCGAATTATGACTGCTCCTGCGAAAATAAACGAATAATGGAGTTGTCACAAGATGTAGGCCATAAACCAATTGTATTCATTCGGTTTAACCCTGACGAGTATACCGACGAAGACGGTGAGAGCATTACTTCGTGCTGGGGTGTGAATGGGAAAGGCATTTGTGTAGTGAATAAATCGAAAGAAAAAGAATGGGAATCGCGCTTGGAGAGGTTGCGCGAACAAGTGGAATATTGGACGAACCCAGAAAACGCAACAGAGAAGACGGTTGAAATCGTGGAATTGTTTTATGATTGTGACAGTTAGGTATGTGATGCGGTGATAGACCGCGTATGAAAATAAATGGAATATACTAATTTTTTATATTTATTTCACAATAAACATAAAATAGAATGGTAGATATGAGTTGTGATGCACTACGAAAATTAATTCGAATATGCCCTCTTGTACCCTAAGTTTCCCTAGGGGATGGACTGTATCTTAGATTTTCTCCGGTTGCTTAAACCTTCACTGAAAACCCACCTCCGTGCGGTCTCTGATGCCCTACCATAGACTAGCATGTCGTCGTTAGGTAGTAAGCTTGCTGATTGCCCAATCATTATCATTTTCACCATACCCAAGTTTTTTTTCTTGGCCACTCATTCCTTTCGGATATCAGCTTGGTAGATAATGCTCTAAGGGGTTCCCAGAACAATAGAAGAGGTGTCGCAACTCTGACGACGACAAGTCAGAGTCACTAATTGCTGGTCTGGTTATATCATTAAAAACACGATACTGAGGACCCAAGTGTTTTCCCATAGCTAGAGCTCAATTGGCTATGGCACGCAATTTTTCTGGTCTTGTTTACTGTTGATAGTAATAACATCCACATTACTACAACTAATACATCAAACCCGCCCATACCGGACATTACACGCAAAACGTTGTAATTCACGGCATACACGCGAACCTTGGCGGTGTTCGTGCCCTCAACGGTGGCGTTGGAGAGAACAAGCTGAAGGGTAGCGTTATCAATACGAGAGAAGTTGCACGAGCCGGAAGGCTGGTGCTCCTCGGGCCTCAGTGCGAAGGAATACAGGTTGATTCCGGTGTCTGGGGCGCGAGTGTGGTGCTGCCAAGGCTGAACGAGGTCGAAGTAGGTTCCTTCGCGCTCAGAGAAGCGATCCTGGCCGTTAAGCTGGAGCTTGGCGGTGACGACTGGGTTCTCACCCCAGCAGTGCATATCGAGGGAAGTCTCAGCCAGAACAAAGGTGCCGGCATCAGAGACACCGGAGTTCTGACCGGAGCCGAAGTTGGGAAGGTTGTAAGGCTTGTTGGTGTCGGTTCCGTGCCACCAAGAAGTGCCGGTGGTGTAAACATCTTGGGCACCGGCATCAGTGAAGAGGCCGGAGGCGTTGATGTAAGAGCCGGTGGTGGTGGCGACGGAGTCGTGAGAGCCGAAAGCCATGATGGCGTTGGGGAGGGCGTCGACGGCGTCGGTGTAGTTGAAGGGCTGTGCGCCGAGGAGACGGTTGAGGACAGTGCCCTTGTCGAGGGACGAGCAGTAGTCGACGTTCTTGTCGGGCTGGACGACCCAGATGAGCTCCTTAACGGGGTGGTTAAAGTTGAGCTTGATCTTGTTGGAAGAAGAACCGACGGACTCATCACCGGTGAACTGAAGTTGCTCGATGAGGTACTCGTGGGGGTTCTGGGCCATACGCCTGCGCTCATCGGTGTCGAGGAAGACGTAGTCGACGTAGAGGGAAGCGGCGACGAGGGACTGGTTGTAAGCGGAGGTGACCTTGGTGGTGGTGGCGTCGTCGTTGAGGGAGTTCATGGCCCACAAGCACTCCTCAATAGGGCGGATATCAAGGTTAATCTTGACCTCGTGGTATTGAAGGGCGATGAGGGGGAGGGCCAGACCGGGGTTGCGGCAGAACCAGAACTGAAGGGGGACATAGAGGGTGGTCTCGGGGAGAGCATTGCGGGGAGCGCAAACCTGGCGAGGAGCGGAAGCGTCGCAAGGGCCATCGATATCGTTGAAGGAGGGGTCGGTGATGAAGGTCAGCTGGGTAGTGTTTCCGATCATCTTGAAGTAACCGCGCTGCTGCTCGGTAGACATAGTGAGCTGGTTCCAGATGTGCATCCAGTCGCCGTATTGGCGATCAATGCGCTGGCCACCGATCTCAACCTCCACCTGGGAGATGAGCTGCTCACCGGGGAAGTCGAGCCAACGGGCATAAACACCCTGACCGTTGGCGCCCTTGAGGGGCTGTCCGATCTCGGGGAGAGTCACCTGAAGGTAGGTGCGGTACGCCAAATCACCGTTACGTGAGATGGTGCAGGTCACACGGCGACCGAAGTCAGCCTGGCCGTTAAAAGTCTGCTCGATAGACTCCATGGCGAAGTTAGTGTGACGCTTGTAGCTAACCTTCCAGAAAGTAATCTGGGGGTTACCAGTCAGGTAAACGTCCTGTGCGCCGTAGGCGACAAGTTGCATAAGTCCTCCACCCATTGTATGAAATTGCTGGTTATACTATTCAAAAAGAAAAAAAAATTACGAAAACGACATAATTACGAAAACGAACGATTTTACTAAATATCAATTAAACAATAATTACTAAACCTCTTTATACACAAACGGATTCCGTATTCGTCATATTTTCGTTGCGTGATTTATATATACTACGCCTGTATTCGTATTTTAACTATCTATCGTGGAGGTGCGTTTCGTATTTGTCGTGTGATTATATGTCGTTATTCAAGTATAAACCGCCTAAAAAAATCATATTAGATGAAAGAAGTATTACTACACTGGATAGTAAGCATAAAGAGCTACAAACCGAATTTCAAAATATCGAAGATACAGTTATACCGACGCTTGAAAGTGAAAAAAACACCCTAAAACAACGATTGGAAAAACTGCGCAAAGATATATCGGCTGGCGGTGGCGGCGGCGGCGGCGGCGGCGGCGGCGGTGACGCCAATATTCCTAAATCAGAGAAGTTGGTGATTGAAGAATGCCTTGAAATTCGCGACCGAATCAAAGAAATCAATGACAGCATCAAGAAATATAAACAGAACTATAAAAACTATTACCTTCATAATAGCGAGTATATCTTCGAGTATTTCGAAAACAAGAAAACAATCACAACGGGCGGGTCGATGAAAACGAAATCCCTAAATGCGTTCTTCAATTTGCCGGAGGCCAAGAAGACCGAAGAGCTCTTTAAAATCCAGCATAATACTGTCGAAAAATACCTGGCGAATATCGACCAGACGTATATGGATATTTCTAAATATGTCTATCCTACAGATATATGCCAGTTTTGTCGACAGGGGGAGATGATACCGGTTGAAAGTGAAGGGATTATGGTTTGTAACCAGTGCGCCAAGCATGTCGTTTTTCTCATCGATAACGAAAAACCGTCGTATAAGGAACCGCCTAAAGAGGCCTGTTTTTACGCGTATAAACGCATCAACCATTTCCGCGAGATTCTCGCGCAGTTTCAGGCGAAGGAGACCACATCGATACCGGACCACGTTCTTGAAAGCATCAAACAGCAAATCAAGAAAGAGCGGATTGAAATTACTCAATTCACGGATAAGAAAGCGAAAGAGATTATGAAGAAACTGGGATTTAATAAATATTATGAACACATTCCATTTATTAAAGATAAACTGGGGATTAAACCTCCGGTGATGACGCCGGATTTGGAGGACAGATTGTGTAACCTGTTTATGGAAATCCAGGGACCTTATGCGAAATTTTGCCCCGACGACCGGGTGAATTTCCTGAATTATTATTATACGGTGTATAAGTTGTGCGAACTACTGGGGCGACGCGAATTCCTGCCATTTTTCCCGATGTTGAAAGACCGTGAGAAACGGATTGAACAAGACCAGATATGGAAGAAGATATGTATTGATTTGGATTGGGAGTTTATCGCTACGCCGTGAGGGAGGATGCGAATTTATTTACATTTGTGTTTTGCGATAACCTGGTCTGCTGTTAGTTTAGCGTCACCATCAGGGTCACTTACCCCCATCCCCGTAAGAACATGAATCTTCCTTAGGGGTTCATTCATCCACCAAATATATTTTATTCGTTCGGCACTTATGTTGCATTCTCCATCACCCCCCCCCCTCATCACCTTCCGCGATTTCACATTCTTTCTCTTCAAAGAACGACGTTTTGTCTTTTGGAAAGACGACGACCACGAGAATACGCCATTGACTAAAAACAAATAATTGGTTAATAATTATATAGTATCTAAAGAATAAATAATTATTATTTCCTACACCGTCGTCTATACCGTCGCCTCAATCTTCGCCCACGACTCCGGGCATAAATCCCGTGTATCATGTGAAACACCTGGTCCAAACCAAACACTCGGATAGCAAACAATCTTCTGCGGGTTCGCATTAAAATACGCACCCCACCAACTAAATGTGCTATTCGCGATGATATTATGGTCGCATACACTCATCAAAAGCATCTGCTGCCAATCAGCGATGGTATCACGGACGAAATGGAATTGAATATCACGCCCGTAGGCGGGACCGTTGACGTCGGTCGCGCATCGCTGCTTCAACTCGGCGACATGCTTCATGACGATTTCCTTGTCACAGGGTTCGTAGAAAATGAGAAATGTATACGACGCCTTGGTGTCATGAGCGGATGCGGATGCGGACGCGGACGCGGACGCTGACACGGACGCAATGATACGACACATCGCGCGATAATAATACTCTACTGTCATAACCGGGTGAATATGTAAATTATATATAGAATCGCCTATACGAAAATGCGTGCTTACCAATATACGTTTTTTCGCATGATTGCCCACATAATCCGCGCTCCACGACTCATTCGAATACATATGTTTTATCCACGATTGCTGTTGTGGGAGTTGTATCATCTCGCATACACTCGCGTATTTATCCGCGAAATATTTCTCGCTCTGAAAATAGCCGTGAAGACGAAGCGGTTTGGGGTATTTCGCGGTTTCGGTTGGGACGGCTGTATAATGAAACCCGATTTCATTCCAGGTAGGTAACGACTGGAACATTTTATGGACAGTATCACTGGAGGGTGTGAGATGCGAACGCAGACCGCGGAGTAATGTTGACCAGTGTGTATAACGAGTGTGTCCTGGATTTCCCGCCAATTCATCCTGCTGTACGAAGAAGAATGTATCATTGTTTCGTAATGCGGCAGCGATGGTCGTGAAAATCTGGAATAGTTGGTTTCCCAACCCACCCATAATGGTTGCGGTTATCATTCCGAATCAGATTATTATACAGAAATAATGGTGTATGTTTTAAGTCGGTTCGTTCGTTCGCCGCTTCGCTTCGTTCGTTCACCGGTTCGTTCACCGGTTCGTTCACCGCTTCGCCGGTTCGTTCGTTCACCGCTTCGCCGCTTCGCCGCTTCGCTTCACAACAATAAATCCCGAAACATAAACCATAATTTATCCGGCGACGTTTCATTGACTTTCGTAATACAAAAATCCTTTTCGTAAATGGAACCTGTACCCGTATTCCGTCTAAAAATACAATCAGAAATAAAGTATTGGTCGTCCTGAATTACCGCATTATGCGCGATATACTTTTCAAGTGTGGTTTGAAATGTGTTCGCCCACCATTTCATTTTCTCTCGACCCGTTATAAAAAACCCGCCAGAAATGAAATGCGCTCTTTTATCGTATATTATTCGCGGAAGTTCTGATTCGGCGTCTATATTGGAACTACTGAAATGGTCAGAATGATATTTTAATGCGATATTCATCAAGTCTGGGCTGATATTACACCCATAATAAACCCGGTTTTTATCCAGTGCGTTTATTTTCGCAGGATTAGGCCATCTCTCGCGTATCAACTTGATATAAGCGTGTTGCGTTTCTACCAATGTAAATCGCGTGGTTCCCGTCAGCGTATCCCTGAAATACCCGATATCACACCATCCATAATAGTCCGTATCCGTATCGAAATACCGGCGTTCTATTGTTTCATGTACAAAATGTACCTTTTCACACCATAACATATTCAAGCGCCAGTCAGCGAGACCATACAATTTACATGCCGGATTGTTGTTGTTGCTTTTCCAGTATTCTGCGTATTTATAATTATAAAATTCGGTATAGGGTTTGATGACTACCTTAATCCGCGATACGGTTTCTGGGTCTAATTTTCGAACCTCGGTGACGATGAAGTCATACGTTTCTTTATCCGTATAAATAACAAGATAGAACCGGTTTACAATACGAATAAACCCGCGCATCCATTCGAGATGCTTATCGGCACCGTGCCGATTTTTCAGATTATATAAGCATGTTGAAAAGGTGATGTTTATAGTAGTTGACATGAATAATATAAATATCGTATGAATATTATTCTAATAAATAATATAAATATCGTATGAATATTATTTATTAGAATAAACTATATCAAATGGACGACCTCTCGCCGTCATCGCCGCTCCGTCGATTCGCCGACATAAAACACGCTATATATATTAATCTTGATTCACGTCCCGACCGTCGCGCGCAATTTGAGTCGCATTTTGAAGAATTATACCGGGTGTATCCAAATGAATACACATTTTTCCCCATTACTCGGTTTTCGGCCATCAAGCACGAGCGCGGTGCGGTCGGTTGTTCTAAAAGTCATATCGAGTGTATTCGCTTCGCCAAACGTAACGGATGGGACCACGTCCTTATTATGGAGGATGATGCGCTGGTGAAACATCCTGCGATCCTCTCCAGTCAGGTGACCTCTTTTTTGTCGAATTTTCAAGATAATTGGGATGTCGTGCTGTTTTCGGGGAATAATTACCCGCCGTTCAAGATAGAATCGCCGTGCTGTTTTCGGATTGCGAATTGCCAGACGACTGGGTGCTATTTGGTTTGTAGTCGGTATTATGACACACTTCTTCGCAATTTTGAAGAAGGCGTCGCGCACCTGGAGGCCAATCCGGGCAATATAAGTTCGTTTGCGTGCGATGCGTATTGGAAACAACTTCAGCGCGCGGACCGATGGTATCTCATTACTCCGATTTGCGTCACACAGCGGCCGGGGTATAGTGATATAGAGAACAATTTCGTGGATTATGAGAATCTGATGCTGGACTTGGTAAAGAATCCGCCGCCGAATAGGAGGCGGTGACGGCGGGTAGCCGAAGAATCCGCTAGACATCCGTCAAATAATGGTCCACGACCCACCACCCAAAATCGCGGTCACTCGGGTAATGATGTCCCGCCATAATCCGGATATTCGCGCACTTGGTCGCGACCTCCATTAGCGCGTGGGTTTTGGCGGGAAACTTCCGCGATAGTATTTTCGCTAAATAATATGTCTGGACTGCGTGACCTGACGGGTATGCGGGTGTGTCCGCGGAGTCTGACCGTAATAATGTTCCGTTCGCTTCATTGATGACTTCGGGTGCGACGTGTGCTGGTCGTGCGCGATTGTAGATCCGTTTCAGCGTCAATGTAATAAACATGACACGCATACCCGTCATAATCCGTTCCATTTCCGCGACTGACATTTCGTCGGGTTTGATTACGGTTGTGAATGCGGCGGCGGGATTCATATCTGTCAACCGGAAAAATGCGACGTCGCTCGGCATTCGTTTCATAATATATTCGGTGATGACGGTATTTATCTCGGTATTGCTGTCGGGGTACATTTTACCGAACCCGGATATCGTCAGATTAAATGTCGGGTACCACCAATAATAACGTTTTTGTTGAACGAGCAGAATAATAATATAGGTTATGCCTAAAGCAATAAAGATGCGGTATCGGTCAGGGTCGCGTTCGGTCAAGTGGTAATAATACGAACCGAACCGTTCGCGCATTTCGGTGACAGCGCCGCTTTCCTTTTTTGGAGGCGGTAATCCTATGAATGCGCGAAACTCATTTATTTTTGGTAAAACTACCATTTCTGTAATATAGTTAAATATATATATTACAGACGTCGTTGTCGTGGTGGTCGTCGTCGCGGTGGCGATCGTCGTGCTACGCGATTTTACACGCGGAGAGGGGTGGGGAAACCGACGAGGTTCGCACCGATACCGAAGCCAGCACCGGTCCTTGCGGATACAGCCAAACTAGGGACATAAGTATCCAAGATACTAAAGGTTGCGGCAGCGGTGAGTGCGATAAGCGCAACCTCATCAAACGACAAGCTGCGTTTAGGGATAGCATAAGCGGCGATGGCCACCATAACACCCTCCACCAAATACTTAATGGTTCTCTTCACGAGTTCGCCTAAATCAAAAACTCCAGCAGTCATTTGAAATATTATTATAAATAATAGAAAGAAATTATTATTTATGAATTACCATTAATGCGTTCAAATCACTTAAATATCTATAACGTAGTATATTATATCGTCGTTATTTCATATGTACGCTACTTCATCTGATTCGTCGTCCGCCGCGCCACTCGGCGTTGAACTGAAACAATCCAAAACCGGCGTTGTCAATTCTAAATATATTGATTTGTTGGAGGAGGACAAGCCTATTGCGGGCCAAAAGTTCGCATGTTTGTCATTCGTGTCCCCAGAATCCATTTTGAAGCAGAAGGACCATTTCTTTTTCGAGAAGTTTCTTCACTATTGGGACTATCAAAAGTCGATGGAGAAGTTCGTCCAGTTCCTTAACTTCGTTTCATTCAAATACCACGTGAATTTCGACAAGCTTTCGGCGGATTTTCAGGAGTTTGCTAAAGAGGAGAAGGCGACTCTTCAAAAGACGAACATCTATGACGAATACAAGACTTTCCTAGATAAGCATGAGGACGACCTCGAGAACGAGTTTGGCGAGAGGCACAACTTCCAAACGAGCATCCGCGGTTTGAAGGTGCGCGGTGTGTTCGGGTCACAGAAGGAGGCGGAATTGCGTTGCCAGATGTTGCGTGAGGTTGACCCGAACCACGACGTCTACGTCGGTCCTGTCGGTATGTGGGTTCCCTTCCACCCGGAGGCGTATAAGACCGGTCGGGTTGAGTATATGGAGGAGACCCTGAACCAGTTGATGGCGGAGAAGAAGAAGAACGAGGAACAGGCGAAGACTGAGTTTGATAAGCGTGTCAAGGATTCGAAGACGAAGGCGATTGAGGAGAATATCAAGTTGGCGAAGGATAGCGGGAATAAGTTGACACAAATGTTGGCGAAGGATGGCGAGACGTTGGTGGATGCGAAGCCACGGGACCTGGAGAGCACGAGCAGTGCGGGTGCGGGTGCGGGCACAGCGAGCGAGAGCGTCGGCGGCGGTATTTGGAATGCTGGAGATGAGACTGCGTCTGTATCGATGACCGTGGAAGAGATGCGCAAGGAGCTGTTTGAGAGCGAGGATGTCGTGATGGATAAGAATAGTGACCACGGGTTGTCACGGTTGGCATCGTCGGGTGCGGATACGGAGTCAGAGTCTGATGTGAAGAAATTGACCGAAGTTGATTAATGATTCGATTCCATTCCATTCCATTCCATTCCATTCCATTCCATTCCATTCGATTCCATTATTAAATCATTTCATTTCATTATATTATGTATATTATATAATGAAAGGTGGCGGAGTATATTATTGTTTACACAAGGCGAAGAGCCATAATACAATAAATAAATGTATCATCGAATCAATGATGCGCGCCGATACGGTAATTAACCCACTTACATTTAGTTCGATGGCCGGTTTTATATTTGTACTTCATCGCCCGGGTGGGCTTGTTGACGCGAATGGTGATATTTTTATGCGAAGTGATAATATTTCCATAAATGGTAAAAAGAAACAACGTGCTGGAAGTGGTGGTGTCGCCGTATCGTCGATTGTATTGAAAATAGTTATGAAACGCAACGACCCAGATGATACAGATTTAGACGAACTTGAACTTGTTTTACCAACAGATCCAGAATATGATTCGGATGATGATGATAATGCGATTGACAAATCTAGTTTGGAAACAGACGAAATAACAGTAGAGCAGAAAAACCACAATGAATTATACCAGACATTTCATCTCGGTGAAAAAATGGTCCCATCACTCATCGGCGATTTAATCGAGTTTGATGAGGAGAATATCCGATGTATGATATCGGCTATTCGGCGAAAACCGGATACAGTCAAACGCGTTAAAGTGATTCGCGTATTTGAATATTTCTTGTCTCAAATACCCAAACACAAAACATCGGTGGTTATGATGTGTATGGAAATGGTGGGCGATGATACGCGCGCTGCGGGTGGCGCGGGCGAAAATACATACAAAGTAATATCAAGTGTTGAAAACCAACGACTTCGAGTAGCCGCCGCACGAGGAGCTGCGGCAATTCAATTATTGTGTATGCGTAAACAGAAAAAACAATTGGTGGACGCACATGAAGGAAATTGGTTTATTGATACGGAAAACCGGGATAATGTACGAGCAATTGATTTCGGACGTGTGGCCGAAATAACCGACAAAGATATGATACTGGATGAAATCTGGAAATATAAACGTTCGCGGCAGTCGGCATTTCATACGAAAACGTCACAGGGCACATTCCTCTCTAAAATAACAAGCAAGGCCGCATTAGAACCGCATTATGACCGGTTCATCGGAATATTACGTCAGACATCATCTCTGCCATTTTTGGTCGAAATGTCGAAACATCGGCGCAATGCGGGTGCTGCTGCGGCTGCTGCGGCTGCTGCGGCGGATTCTGACGCAGACGACGAGTCGCGACTTGATGTCCACCGAAATATCCATTTTTGTCTTGTATTTGCGTCCCTTATCGACAACGCAATCACGTCAAATAGTTATCCTGACTGGGACCAACCGCAAATGATATGGGCGTATCAAGAAATATGGGGCGTCGATATTATCCCGGATAAAGATAAGAAACAGCCAATACACCACATCCATACGCTTGATTTCGATTATGATGTATTCAAGGCCAATATGAAATCGGCAAATATCTCCTGTCGGCGTGTCGTCAAATCCTATGACGAAATTGCTCGACTTATTTTGCTTTATACCGCAACTCCCGCCGGTTCATCCGCCAAAACATATATCACGCTGGCAGATGCCGTCACACGCAAGAAAAAGACCGCAGTTGCGCGCGGGATTACCGCAACTCGAATGGGTGAATTTGTATCTGTTAATGAGATTTCTAAGACTGGTAACGGTAACGGTAACGGTAACGGTAACGGTAACGGTAAGAATAAACCAATAATAAGATGCGCTATTCTTGGTGGAGGCAGCGGTGAGCTTAGAACAAGGCGACGTCGGCGACGTTAAATAGTATTTGAATAATATACTTTTGAAAGTAGGATTATTATTACTGCGAGTAATACGGTTTATCGAACAGATTAAACCGCTACACAGTAATAATAATCATTGAAGACTGTTTTGTCTTTTACGCTGCGGCTCATTTTGGCCGTGGAAATCTGTAGAGGTTAATATATAATTAAATTGATTAATATGTAATTAAATTGATTCAAAATTTTGTTATAAAATTTATATCATAAAGCAAAAATGTGCGACTCAAAACGATTATGCGATGATGAAGAATGTCAAACCTGCTTTGAAAAATCATTTGCTTCACACGACAAATCAAAATATTGGAGCGAGAAAAACGGTAATGTAAAACCAAGACAGGTTTTTAAATCTTCACACAAAAAATATTGGTTTAATTGTCATATGTGTGGTCATCAATTTGAATGTGCTTTATCCAACATTACTTCACTAAAACCTTGTTGGTGTCCGTATTGTGCAAATAAAAGATTATGCGAAAAGGAAGGTTGTCAAACCTGCTTTGAAAAATCATTTTCTTCACATGAAAAATTAAAATATTGGAGTGAGAAAAATGGCGATGTAAAACCAAGACAAGTTTTTAAGGGAACACATAATAAATATTGGTTTAATTGTGATTGTGGTCATCAATTTGAAAGTTCTTTAAACAGTATTACTGGAAATAGTTGGTGCCCTTATTGTGGCAGTGTAAATAAACAACTATGCGAAAAAGAAGATTGTCAAACCTGCTTTGAAAAATCATTTGCTTCACATGACAAATCAGAGTTTTGGAGTGAGAAAAATGGCGTTGTAAAACCAAGACAAGTGTTTAAATCTTCTGGTAATAAATATTGGTTTGATTGTGATACTTGTGGTCATCAATTTGAAAGTTGTTTAGATAGTATTACTGGAATGAAATCTTGGTGTCCTTATTGTGCTAATCCACCTCAAAAAATATGTGAAAATAAAGATTGTCAAACCTGTTTTGAAAAATCATTTGCTTCACACGACAAATCAAAATATTGGAGCGATAAAAACGTTCATATAAACCCAAGACAGGTTTTTAAGAGTTCACATAATAAATATTGGTTTGATTGTGATTGTGGTCATCAATTTGAAAGTATTTTAAAGAATATCACAGCACTAAATTCTTGGTGTCCACTATGTGTAAATAAAACTGAAAAAAAATTATATGAACAACTATTACAAATTTATCCAAATATCATTTCACAGTTTCGTGCAGATTGGTGTAAAAGTCAAATTACCAGTCAAATTACCAGTCGAATTCTTCCATTTGATTTTGTATTAAAAGAACAAAAGGTTATTATTGAATTAGATGGGAGACAACATTTCGTTCAAGTCAGTAATTGGAAAACACCAGAAGAACAATTTGAAAACGACCAATACAAAGAAAAATGTGCGAATGAAAATGGTTATTCTATAATAAGAATTATTCAAGAAGATGTGTGGAATGATACGTATGGTTGGTTTAATGAATTAGCTCAAAATATTATTAAAATCACAAGTGAAAATACAATACAGAATATTTATATGGGCAAGAAAAATGAATACAATAACTTTAATTAGTGTAGTAGAATATTAAAGCAAGATAAAATTGAAATAAATAGACGGTGAATAACTGTTGTATGTAATACACTGTATTTACGTTGTTATGCCCGAGTTCACGCGCGATTTGGATGAGTCGTTGGCTTGTTTTCAGACATCAAAATACAATTTAATAAGACACTTGGAAAGGAACTACCGAGAGAATATCCATTATACAAAGTCACAACTGAAAGTAGTCAATGAAACAAAAAAACAGAATGGCGGACATAACCGTATCGTATATATGCTTACGGAAGAAGCATTTGAGCTCTTCAAGAACTCATTTAATTTCAGAAACAAATACCTTGTTACTGCGTCGGACCAAGTCCAAGTTGTCAGATTTCCGATGTGTATTGAAGCGCAGACTATCGGGTTTATTGAAAATGCGTACCGCGGTTTACGTTCGATGTCCCGACAGTTTCAGATTGGGCCTTATCGGGTCGACTTGTGCTTTACGGACGATTTCATTGTCGTGGAATGCGACGAATACGGACATAGCGACCGGTTAGTGGCGAACGAAGTGGCGAGAGAGGACTTCATCAAGAATCAGGGTTACGCAATAATACGTTACAATCCGAACGAACCAGGGTTTGACCTGTCGGATGTGTTGAATCGGTTAAATAGGCGGTTAATGTTGCTTTTATAAATCAAAAGCGGATTTATGAAAGCGACGAGAACGTAATACTGTCGCTTTTACATTTGAAAAGCGATATTTATGAAAGCGACGGCTAAAATGACGCTTGCTTTTATAAACGAAAGCGAAAATGATGGTTAAAATACTATTTTCGCCATCTTACTACACCCAAATGTAAATCAACATGATTATAAAATTCTAATATTAGAATCTTCATTTAGGATAGCCTAAAGCAAGATTATCATCAAATATCGTTCTCGCAATCCCGAGACCAACTTTTCCATCACCACTTACTCTTCTTCACATTAATCTTCGGCGCCTTACTGGTTTTCGAGGCGTTTGGGTCATATACCTGCTCTCCTTCATCATCAGAACCGAGATTCTTCGATATTTCCCAGAACTCCTTACTGCCCAGCTTGAATGGCCCGTGCTGTTGTGCCTTATACCAGAAGATTTGGTCCTGTAATTTGTTCGATTTCGCGTTGTTATTGATGACGAGACACTCATAATTCTCGGTACACTGGTCCATGACCTGACAAAAGCTCTCAAAAGTGGGGAACATACCCGCATAATTGTCATAGATTCGCTTACGATTCGCAATATATGGCTCGCGGAGGATAAAAACGTAGTCGATATTGGTGCGGAGATTTGGAGGGATACCCAGGGGATATTGCATTGTGATGACTAACATGACCTTCCAATGACGCCCATTCATGAACAAAAGCCTCATCATCACATCCTTCGTCCACTTGTTATCATACAGACAATCATCCAATACGACAAATGTACGCGGGTCAATGGACGACTTCTTATACATATCCTGTTCCTTCTTCACCTGCTTCAGGACTGCCTTTTGGCGCTTGAGAATATTTTCGATGATTGCGGTGTTATACGCGTCATGGATGAATAGTTTTGGCACATGGGCGGCAAAAAAACCGTTGCCGGCTTCTGTCCCTGAGATGACGGTTCCAATGGGGATATCCTGGTGGTGAAACATCAAGTCCTGAACGAGAAAACTTTTACCTGTATCACGTCGGCCAATGAGAACGATAACGGGTCCCTTATTTTCATCGGGGCGAAAGCTGATGGCCTTCATATCAAACTTCGCGAGTTCTAAATTCATTTACACGCAATCACGACGAATCGAGTAAATGGTGATAAAAATGGCATATATTATTTAATGACATTTTTTACGAATGGAATGGAATGGAATGAAATGGAATCGATACGGAATCGGAATCGGAATCGGATGCGGTGGAGCCCCCGTTTAAAATCAATTTATAACTTCTATTTAACAATCATACCAGTATTTCATTTAGGAACAACATGTCTATATCGAAGACGCCTGCGTTATTCCAATTACATTATCGGAAACATAAGTATACTCCGGAGAAGATAGAAACCGCGCTATTATTCGATATCCAGAATTTTACTCCGATTTATTCGCGATTTTTCGATATTAACGAGTCCAATTATAATAGTATCCAATTGAACCAAAAGTATTATTTACAGAATATTATCGAGCATTCATCGCAAATCAATGAAAGCAGCCAAACCCTAAACCATCTTGAAACGGTGATTGGGGATGACGCTGGCGATGCGCATAATGCGCCGATATTTGTGAAGTATTCGCCGCTACTTGACCCTATCCGGTATTTATCGGGTAAATATAATATTCAAGACACCAAAACGATGACGCTACCCAAATACAATTCGAGTTCCGCGGATTGTGAAGAGAAAATGCTAAACGTGAACAATGCGTCGTATGTTGACGGGTTTTTCTCCTACTTAACGAGCAAAGCACTTCATACCCATGGAGTCGTCCATGGGCTGGATTATTATGGCAGTTATTTATGTAAGCAACGCGAATTTTCCACGAATGTGTTTGATGATATCGAGTATCTTGTTGGATGCTCGTTTTTCAATACATACGAGAACGAACTCTTCACAATCGATTATTCGCAGTTTGGCGAAGACGAATCCGACCTATCGGATATCAATGTGAGTAAATTAATGAAACTCCGGAATAAGTTGAAACCGATGATTGGTGCGTCGGCGGAGGGCGATGACGGTTACATCGATCCGGCCGACGATTATTCAAATAGTAAAGGCCGACTTCATTGTTTTGATACGGTAGGGGGAGATGAAATTGATGTGAATGCGCAGGGTGTAGATGAAACTGAATGTGTTGTAATTGATACACCCACGAGCACCGAAATGGTTGAATTAAATGTTGATGAACTGCTTTCGCAAGTCCAATGCGACGGGGATACGACGAATGTGACGGATGTGACGGATGTTCCAATGAAAACGAGACTTAATCATAAAGAGCGCACAAGAGACCAAGAATATTCTAGTGACAGTGATTCATCGCAGTCAAATTCATCCTATACTACGATAGACGGCGAGGATGGCGGCGAGGATGGCGGCGAGGATGGCGGCGAGGATGGCAGCGAGGATGGCGGCGACAAAAATGATACCATAAAAGTAGATGATACGTCGTTCGCTGGCGGTAGCAGTAGAAGTGGCAGTGATGGCAGTGATGGCAGTGATGGCAGTGATGGCAGTGATGACTCATACGACAGCGATGATGAAAATATCACCGTTAAAATCAAGGACTTCCCTGTTCAAGCGATTCTCCTTGAAAAGTGTGTAAGCACCCTGGACCATATCATGATGACAGATGAACTGACAAAAGAAGAGTGGTCGTCTATTCTATTCCAGGTGATTATGACGCTCATAATATATCAGAAGATGTTTGCGTTCACACATAACGACCTTCATACGAACAATGTGATGTTTATTGAAACCACTGAAGAGTTTCTTTATTACCTCTATGAAGACCAGTATTATAAGGTCCCTACGTATGGCCGCATCTTTAAAATCATCGATTTCGGGCGGGCGATTTACAAGTTCCGCGGGGAGCTCATCTGTAGCGACAGTTTCCACCCGAAAGGCGACGCCGCCACGCAATACAATTTCCCGCCATATTATAATGCGGACAAACCTACTGTAGAACCGAACTACAGTTTTGATTTGTGCCGGTTCGCATGCGCACTATTCGACTATTTTATATACGACCTGCGTAAAGTGGAAAAGCTGTGTAAAACTGACCCGGTGATTAGGTTAATCGTGAAATGGACGATGGACGATAAGGGGCGTAATGTGCTGTATAAATCGAGCGGAGAGGAGCGATACCCGGATTTTAAACTGTATAAGATGATTACGAGATCGGTCCACAATCACATCCCTTCGACCGAGATTCATAATCCGATATTTGATGAGTATAAAATCACGTATAAAAAATATAAGAAGCATGCTGCCATTGCGGCGAAGTTCCCGAAAGATGGCCGAAATACACATATTGTTATGAATGTGGATACGTTACCGTGTTATATTGACATTTTGTAATGTAATGGAATGGAATGGAATGGAATGGAATGGAATCCGGGAATGCTACGACTAGCGGCTGCGGTTCAGATACATATTTCGGTGCGCCGGAAGCCCATTCTTCGCGATGAACTCGATATTCCGCATTGTCCATCCCATACTTGCGCCGGAATGACCGACCTCCATTTCATTCTGGACGAGTGTGATGATCCAGTCGTCGCCCCCACTAAACATGAATCCGCGGTCGGAGGGTGGGCTGTAATTGGAGATATACTTCCATACATTAATTTCCTTGGTCTTGACTGCGGGTGATTCGGTGGCGCGGACGACTGCGCGCAGACCATCTCTCAAATTGCTTGTGGAAAGCGAGTCGTTCATATACGAGAAGTCCCACACATTCGCGGCGGCGATGGTGCGAGGCCAGTATTCGGATTCGGAGGCAACGGAGACAGATACAGATTCAGGAGCAACAATAGCCATCGTAGTGTGTGGGTGTGAGTGTACGTATAATAAACGAACGATGAGTTATATACAACAATAAACATATGATTTCAATTTTGTCATATGTTTATACTAAAATTAGTATTTGAACGCAGATATCTTATCCAATATCACACCAACAACGACACCAAGCGATAAACTCCCGGATGCGAACCCGACAATCGCGGTGATGAGTGTTATTATCCATCGCCTATCAAATGATTGCGGTTTGAATATGCTATCCCAGTCGCCTGTTTTGTATACAACGAGTAACATAACACCGACAACCGCCGCAATCGGGATTTCGTTGATGGCGCGACCGAAGAACAAACAAATCACGATAAAAAGCACACTTGTGATGACCGATGAAAACCGGGTTTTCGCGCCATTTGCTAAATTAAGTTTACTCTGTCCGACAAGTACACACCCGCCGAATCCGCCCGTTAGCCCCGTCGCGATATTTGCGATACCTTGGACAACGCTTTCACGGAACGAGTTGCCCTTTATATGAAGCACGCTTTCGGCGTCTTTCACCATAATAAGCGATTCTAATAACCCGGTAAATGCCATCGCCGCCGAAAATGGCAGCATTTTCAAAAGACTTTCCGCGTCATATTTGATGTGGGAAATACCCTCTAACGAAATAAGCGATGGCAGCTCTGAATGTATCGCGCCGGTATCTTTCACGCGGTCGATATTGTAATATTGCGTAAAAATGTAAATAAACGCGGTAATCGCGAACATCGAAACTAATCCACCGGGTATATGGATATGCTGGTCGTTGCTATGCGCGATTTTAATAACTCCGAAAAACGCAATCAACGTGGATATAATTGTGAATAATACAGTATTCGCCATTTTCAAACCAGTAAGCCATTGGTGGTCTTTGTCTTTAAAATTATCGAGCTGATGAACAGCGATAAGACCGGCCAACGCAACCAGAAACCCCGACATGATATATTTGGGAATATACGTCACGTATTTATATAACCCGGTGAGCGCGGCTAAAATCTGGATGATACCGCCGACGATGACGGTTGGAATGATGTATTCTTTGCCGAGTAAGGTGCTTACACCGGCGATTGATGTTGCGACCGCGGCGGTTGACCCCGAAATCATCGTTGGCATACCTCCAAATATAGATGTTATAAGAGACATCACCATCGTATTCTGTATGCCGGTATTCGGCGACAATCCCATAATAAATGCGAATGCGATGGATTCAGGAATCAGTAAGAGCGCAATCGTCAGGCCCGAGAGAAATTCATTGATGATTTGCGTCGGTGACGCGGATGTAACGGCGTTCATCATGATAAATAACTTCCGTAATATTATATAAACATTAGAATATATATACTATAATGGATAGAGTAATGAACAACAACGACGACGACGACCCTCGCTCCCGCGACACAATACTCATCGACGGCACAACCTACGACATCACAGAGTTCAAGCATCCCGGCGGAAGTATCATCGACTATGCGAAGAACGCTGGCGACGCTACCGAAGTATTCCGCGAGTTTCATTACCGGTCACCTATCGCGAGAAATGTCCTTCATTCATTGCCAGATTACAATTGCGGCCCTGAATCCGTCCCGGCGCATGCGCTTGCCCCCGAGTTTCAAATGACCCAGCGTCAGGAAGCAATGACCGCCGATTTCCGAGAGATGCGGACCAACCTGGTCAATCAGGGTTGCTTCGAACCCGATTATATCCACGTTTATTTCCGCCTTCTTGAAATCGCATTCTATTTCGGGATGGGGGCGTGGCTCGCGCCCTATAACATTTACGCGTCGATGCTATCGTTCATCGTATTCAAGACGCGTTGCGGATGGGTCCAACACGAATGCGGTCATTTAAGTTTTACCGGAAACAAGCGTGTCGACCGCGCAATTCAATCGTTTACGATGGGATGTAACGGGTTTAGTTCGTCCGTTTGGAATTCGATGCATCAACGCCATCACGCAACTCCGCAGAAAATCAAGCACGATATCGACTTGGATACCACTCCATTTGTCGCATTTTTCAATACCGCATTCGAAGAGAATACAAACGGAAAAGCCGCCGCACGATTTATTAGCCGATGGTGGATGCGAATTCAGGCGTGGACATTCTTGCCCCTGGTCACTGGAATAATCATTCATTTGTTTTGGGTCTATTATCTTCACCCGAAGAAGGTGTTTCGCGCGCTTTGTTCGGCGCGGACAAGAGAACATCACGTATCTGCCGCATTTGAAATCGTGTGTATGTCCGCATCGCATATTGTGTTGCCGTATATATTCTATACCGGCGACGGCGACGGCGAAAGAGGAATAATCGGGGCGTATTTCCTCTCGATGATAGTAAACTTCTGGAATTTCGTCTATCTTTTCGGACACTTTTCTCTATCACATACATTTACCGACGTTGTCCCTGAAAATAAGCACCTCCTCTGGTTTGAATATGCGATCAGACATACTGTGAATATATCCACGAAATCCGCACTGGTATCGTGGGTGATGGGGTACCTCAATTTCCAAATCGAGCACCACTTATTTCCATCGATGCCGCAGTATAAGAATGCGATTGCGGCGCCGTATGTGCGCCGGTTTTGCGAGAAATGGTCCGATGCCGCCGCCGATGGACACGTGTGTCTAAAATACACCGAACATTCATATATGACTGCGTGGCAGTTGATGTTATCCAATCTGAACCGGGTTGGGAAACATTATTATGAAAATGGAGTATCGGCACCGGCACCGGCGCCTAAATCAAAAGACGACTAGAACCCCGGTGTATCTACAAATACTGCAGGCGACGACGAACCGCCACCGTTGCCTGTGCCTGTGCCGCCGCCACCGCCGATACCTAACATATTAAATTGGTCTAGCAAATATACGCCCACCACTGAAGAAATACATACGATAATTGTATCGCGTATAAGAACCTTGATTGGTTTTTTATTGTCCCGGTCTACAAATCGCATTTCTAAGAATTTCAATAAGAAATAAACTGTCGCAATTATCGCACCGATAACAAACAAATTCGTCGTAAATGACATGTATATAATAATTGCTAAACTTATATACATACCACTTCAATAAACAAAACAAGTTTTATACGAAATAACATGCCTGGTGATCCGCAGTTACTGCGCCGGTTATGTTTGAAACGCCATCATAACTGGTGGATAACATACATACATAACACCGCCCGCGATCGCTAAAAATAGAAATGAAAATATAAAAATAAGCAAATCAATGAAAAATATATTATCGTACCAGTGCGACTTGTCTTCTTCTTCTGCCATTTGTATTTGATATTATTACTGATATTATTACTGATATTATTACTGATATTATAATATCTCGATATCTTCCAACAATGGTGGTGCGTTAATATTCTGTGATTCGTTCAATGAATGGATATCCAATGTATCCAATTGAATATCCCCGCCAATATGTATTCTACCGCTATCATCCTCGTCGGCGTCATCTATGTCTGCGTCTCTCGCATATTCGTTCCTTCTCTCGCTAGAGTCCGTTTCAAATGTGCGAACTTCATTATCTCCAAATGAAACACCGCCGCTGCCGGTGCCGCTACCTGTGCCGGTCGATGCGCTTCCATTTAATTCACCTACGAAATCAAGTTGGTCCACTGACGATGACGCACCACCATCGTCACCTGCGCCGCCGTCAGCACCGTCAGCACCGTCACCACCGTCGTCCCCGCCGTCGTCCCCGCCGCCGTCCCCGCCGCCGCCACCGCCTATACGGTCACGATGCCGGCGACGGCGTGTTGATGAGTTGCGCCGACGTGACGAGAGATTGGCGTCAACTTCAGATATAATCGGTTCTTGTTGAATAACCTCTTCATTTTCGGTCACCTCTACCACATCTTCGATGGTTTCTTCTAAATACATCTTAATCAACTCCTCAACGGGGATGTTATCGCGAATCGTATTATAAATACACTCCTTCACAATGATTTCAAATTCGCGGTTATTGCGCTGGACTTGAAGCGGGTGATTGCCCTTCTCGAAAATATACACATTCGAATACAGTTTACGTGCGCTATTCACATAGACCTTATGAACGAAATCAGACAACTCGGGGAGTTTGATATCCACCTTCTTCTGTTTACTTCCGACACGCATCACCGTCATACACTTCAAATGAATGATATGGACACATGTTATCAAGTCTTCTAAATATCCACAGGTGCTTCGCTCCTTAATTCGCGCGGTCTCTTCCTTGATGATGTTCGGGTTCCATTTTGGAACTCGCGAGAGAAGGTTCTGAAATGTCATTAAGTACTTGTCATTCTCCTTATTTCCAATACACAATTTCAACGCCTCGTCGAAGATGGACCGGAATCCTTCCTGTACCAGAGGACACAGAATATTCACCAATCGGGTCGCCCATTCGTTTTTCGATTCGTATAATGAAGTCACCGAATAATCATCCATAGTCCGCGATATGAGGATTTACATAAATGATATATTTTCTAAACTCCGATTACAACGAAATACTATAAAATGAAGTATAAATAACAATAGTAATTTCTCGTTTCTAAACTCCTTGCGCACCTTATCGAACATAATAAGCAGTTCATATTTCTTGATTTCGTTCATTTGTGTGCTATTACGAACAAACTCGATAACATCTAGACCGCAATATCCCTGCTCGTATAAAACAACGGACAGGTCAACGATGCTTTTGTATTCGGACAATGTCGGGGTCGCCGTCGGCTCATCGGACGGTGTTTTCAGATAATCAGGATGGATTTTAATCAACTCTCCGAGAGATTTATCGCGAGACCTCTCTATTTTGCTGGTATCACAAATCAGATTCGCGCGATACGAATGTAAATTCACCTGGGTTCCAACACCACCACATCCCATAATAATCGGCTGCGGGACATATATATCACAGAACCTCGAGAGAATCGGTTTCAGAAGACTGTCCTTGTTTTCAACAACAATAAAAAACCGTGTAGAATAACTGAATAATTCAATACACCTGCGAAGTGCGGACTGGGCGTCAATTGTCAATTTATCCGCATTGGTCAGAATAACCGATTTGAATATCGCGCCTTCTTTCAGGTCGATGTTTGTCTTTGCGAAAAACTTCAATTCCTCGCGGATAAAACGGATACCCTTACCGTGCGCACAATTCGCGCGCATAACATAGTTTTTGATGGCCGTTTTATCGCCGCCATACACAGAAGAAATGAACCTATTCAATATAAATGTTTTCCCTGACCCGCGGGGGCCATAAAATATAATATTTGGGATTTTCCGGTTCTTTATGAATACATCTAGTTTGTTATGAATATCTTTGTGGATACATGACAGTTCGGGAATGGACATGGACGCGGGAATGGACGCGGACGTGGTGGATGCTAGTGGGGATGTCATTATTATAATCTTGATAATAATGATAAATTATTGTTTAAGTTTCGTTACACTTATAAATTAATATTTTGCTCATAAGGCATCACCTTTGATACCGCCCCCGGCACATTGCCTTTCCCTCCAGCGCCGCCAGCGCCAGCGCCGCCCGCCTCGCCATCCGTATAATAATAGTTGGTAGTGTAATAATAACTCGTCGGTTTGGCCGCAGCATTAAACGGCGATTCCTCTTCATATCCTTGACCGTTATACATTCCCAGGTAAGCCGTCGCCGCAGGAGACCCGTCCTCATAATAATACGCATTATGTTTCGCGGTGCGTTTACCAGAGTTAGGGTCATTCGGGTCAATCCAGTTGCCGATACCGCGAATAAGACTGCCTGTAGCATCGCGGATCGAACCGAAGAGGCCAGGACGCGACTGTTGTTCTTGTGCGCCGCCGGGTTGATTCTGTCCGTATCCCCGGAAATTCCGCGTAATCCCGCGGCGATAAATATCATCATCCGCCAGCGCACTGCTACTAGAAGCCGTCGCTACATCATCATAATTCGTACGGGACGACGCCGATGTCCCCATCAAATTCTTCTCGATTTGGGTTCCATCGGGTAAGTATGTCGCCCACTGGGTCACTTTCAGACAATCCGCGTCAATACGGCACGCATCAGATCCAGATTGACCGGCATTGTTACATTTCCACGGGCATTTACGCATCAGAAGTATATTATTGCCATCTGCCGTTTTTACGAGGTTGCCTGCCGAGTCCATCCGGAATATATTCTGGCAATTGCCTTCATTCGTGGAAAGTGTGGAAGGCTCAACGCATTTACGCACGTGGCCATCATCACCGTAACGCCAATTGGCGCCGTCATACCAAGAGTCAGGGTGGCTCGCGATGAGCCGGTTTCGTTTCGCGACGGCTTTGTCATATGCGTCCTGGGCGTCCTTCTTCACCGTCTCCGACGTCGCGGAACGCAGTTTCTGATACGCGGCTTCATAATCCTTCTGGGCCTGAACCGCCCATTTCATTTGCTCCTTCACGTTTGAAATCAGCACCGAAGATGCGGCCGATGTCACGTACGTGGTGCCGTCGCTCGCCGTCCCAGTCGACGTGGGTGTTCCGGTGGACGCAGCAGCGTTGGCCGCCTTCGGTATCGCCGATAGCGTAAATTCGCCAGCATCGAGCACATTCCCGTCGGTCGTAAAATTAAACGCGGTTTCAGCCGCACGAAAAGTGCGTATTTTCGCGCTGGTGGTCGATGTCGCCTCCGCCGGGGTTTGAATACCGGATATCGTCAATTTCAGAGTGGAATTCGCGGCCAATAATACCCCACTTCCGCCCTGGCCGATGCGGAAATACAGCGAGTTCTGACCTCCGCCATATGGATTGGGTGCGGTCGCCGTATTCACCGTAAGTGTTTTGTTATCAATGGTCGAAAATGAACTAGATGTTAATGTGTTATCGATACTTACGCCAAGACCGACCCCAGATATCGGCAATACATACGGAAGCTGAAGTAAGCAATGGTCGCCCGCCGAGAGGCCATTTGTAAGCATCATTGTCATCGTAAATGTGGTCGCGGTTCCGGTATTATTCGGAGACAATGCGGGGCTTTCCGTCGCGATTTTACGGCATAACAGAAAATTCGCCTCAAACCCGAATGTAGTATCATCGAATATCCGAACGCGCTTTGATGCGTCGGATGCGTGATACAAATTCACGGCGACCAACTTCTGTGCGCCATTCGGCTCCGCATTGCTTTCTAATGTAACAACCGCGTCGGCCGCCGGAGTTACTGCGGCATTCACCCACTTCACTCCGGATAATTCCAGCGCGTATTGTTTATTCGCGGGAATGGGACTGGCCGTTTGTAGGGTATAGGTTATTACGCAATTATTGGCGTCGGTGGTGGTATCAACAGCAATACCGTTTGACGCCGACGTCGCCGTATCCACGCTGGTTCCGGATAATGAGATCGAGTTGGCGGCGGCGGCGGATGTTCCCGTATTATAATCTTTCAGGGATATCGCCAATCCACTCGCCGTGGTGTTTTGAATATAAGATTTCGGTATCGATATTTTGATTATTTTCGCAGGCGTCGTTCCGCTCAATCCACGCAATTCCGCTGTAGTTGTAAAAAGAAACCGAAATGTGGCCTCGGTATTCTTAACACGAGTACACCGATTCAATAACAATACGCCCGCTGACGCAGTCCCAACAGCGGCGGGGGGAGGATTGCTTGTGGCGGTATAAGCGTCGCCGATATAAGGCGTTGCCTGTGTGAGGCCCTCTATAATCCCCGTCCCATATCCTTCGGATGGTGCTATCCATGACCCAAACCCGCCATTGCGGTATGTTCTTGATACCCATACACTCATCAATAACAATACAATCAATACAAATATCACTGTGTATTTATCTTGGAATAACTCCGATATTCTCATTTTATATTTTCGTTAGTATACGATAGTATTCGATGAATATTACTACTTTATATTGATATAAATAATCTATACTATAATTCATAAAATATTTGAATACATGATTTTATGAATCTCTTGGCAACCGTCCGCGGACCTAATACGTCTGAAGGCTATGCGTATACGGATTTTGTCTAAATGCGTTAAGAATATCCGGCTGGATTCTCTCGTTCAGTTTGGTTTCATCGTATCCCTGTGGCATCGTCATCTTGCCATAAATATCGATACTAGGAATCGACGACGGCGCATTTGTCGCCACCATACTGCGCTGGTTCGCGCGGTCCGCATCCAGGCGGTCTATCTGGACATTCGTATTTGAATTAAACAGCGACATCGACCCGTGATTTGTTACATTCTTATACGTCTTATTGACATTATTGCGTTGGTTATAGGCCGCGTTATATAAGCCATTCCCCATACGCACAGCGCTACCGCCCGCACCTCCTAAATAATCGGTGCTGGTCGTTGCGCGTTCGGTTTCAATCGGCGTGTTTTGAGAGATTAAATAACCTGCCGCAGCCTGGCGCTCCACATTCATGTGGTCATATCCGACGAGACCCACGGTCGTCTCCTTGATGGTAGTTGGTGCGCGGTCAGCCGGATTAAATGTCGCGGTAACGGCCGCCGGGACGGGCATCCTCGCGTTCTCATAAGGGCGCATATTGCCGACCACATTTTCTTTACGAGACGGCTTTAGAATATCGAGCAAGGGTGCGATAACCGCCTTAAATGCGCCGTGAATACCGCCCATCTCGTTGGGGCGCACCGTTGTCCGATTATTATGCGTGAATTTATAGCTCATTCTGCCGAAGTCGGCCTCGGTCGCGGTATTTTTCTCGGCGGCGTAAGGGTTAATCATCGGTTTTCCGTCATATACCTGGCGACGCGTGTCTTCGAAATTCTTCGGCGCATACATTGCGGCACCGCCATCCGCCGGCGCCGTCGCACCGAAATACTCGCTCGTCGTCGTCTGGCGGTTACTCTCGCGGTCCAATTCAATAGCGCGCAAGGTTTCACCCTTCTCCATACCAGTTGTCGTAAACCAACGGTCAGGTGTATTTACGAAGAATGTATCGGGCAAATGTTTCTCCATTCGCCCTAAAGTCGCCGTCGTCGGCGCGGTTTGGATGTAGTGTGCGGCCGGTCCCTGGTGCCCTTCGAGAGAATACGTGAGCTTGGGGTTCGTTTTCACGCGCATTTCATCGACACCGCGGTCAATCCATTTCTCTCGAGCTTCCATTCCCGAATTAAATCCGAGCGACCCCTGTGTGCCGTATCCCTGGTCGAGACCAGGACCGACACGTATCTCCTCCCACGGCTTCACATTCGATATCTTCGAGCTGGGGAGAACACGTGACTGGTAGAAATCGTTCTGGTTCGGCATCCCATTCGGGAGGTGAAGGTTGTCGTGGGGGCGGAATAGCGGCGCCTGTTCGGTCTTCGAGAAATACTGCGAACCGGTACCGACCTTATTATCAAGCACATTTTCGTTCATATTCGCGCCGGTAGTGACACCCCTTATTTTCGCACCGTAATAAGGTTCCATATTATTATGCTTAAACATCCGTGGGTCGATTTTATCGCCCATCAGTGATGTGAATCCGTCTTTTCCGTAATTATCGCCGAACTGGGTTCCGTATTCTAAATCGGCGTAGTTTTGGGATGGAGCGCCGGTGGCTGCGCCGCTAGATGCGCCGCTAAGATAATCCTTGCTATCATTGGCGAAGTCGCGCCCTCTTTCGGGGATACCGCCGCCAGCACCGCCAGCACCGCCAGCACCGCCGCGCAATATGCCTACACCACCCACGCCGCCAGCAACACCCGCCGACATTTTATCGAAGTCCACATTTTTCGCATAATAACGGTCTGTTGCGGCGTTCGGATTCGCGTAATCATTGACATTTGAACCGGTATTTGGGCGAATAACAGGATAATTTGTAACCGGAATATTCATATTGGGTAAATATCGGGATTCGTGTTGTCCGGCGTTGCGGTATCCTTCTTGCGTCATCAGATTCGCCTTTTTATCTCGATTGGATGCGATATACGCCGCGCCTAGAACAAGCGCGCCTAATGCTAACTCTGCCATTTATGATGTATAATCTATCTTCGAAAATCGTATGTTACGAGGTTATATTAAATTTATATTATTATAATTGTATTATCTCTATTTAGATTACTCAATATAATTATAATAATAATAATAATTATTATAATAAGATACCCATTATGAAAACAGTGCTGATGTTCCGCTAAACTGGCGCATATCGCCGATATCCATAATGCCTGCGCCCGTGCCCGTGCCTGCGCCTGCGTCATCAAGACCGCGTTCCGTCACGCGTCGCCCCGCCACCATTCCTCCGAGTTCCGGGTTCAGATTCGCGGGATGTACTGTGAAATATGTATCATCGGACAACCCTGGCACATCCATCCTCGGCTTAAAATTATCCTTTTCAATAATGCGCGTGCTTACATTATTGTTAAATGGTCTAAATACGTGTTCTTGTGGGTCAAAATGGAGCATTTTCCAGTTGTCCTGCTCCATATCGCGCAACACCCACGCGGGGTGCGTCACACGAGACTGTGCTACCGCACTGCCAGCCCGCGTAGGACACACAATCATTTCGTTCGTCCGTGTGGCCTGTGACGCGCGGATTGCGTGATGAAAGTTATCCGGCGTATCCCGGCTCAATGTGCGAGACAGTCCGCGCAACTCCGTCTCAATATCCACGGAGTTTGTCATAATATTACCGGCCCATAATTGCGCGCGAAGATACGGGTCTTCCGCATACATCGGTTTATCGCCCTGGCCCGGCACATTTAATACATAACGTCCTACATCCGTGGATTGTTGAAGCTGTTTTCTTACTCTGTCGGGGTCGTCGCGGAAGCGTGTAAATGACATTTGGTTGTAGGCTACTAATATATGTTATTATATTTTTAGTTCTATGTAAAACGGGCATAAAAACATATCGATGATATTAAGTAGTAGTGGTAATCTGTATATGAAAATGAAGATTACAGAAGTAACTGATGACGTAGCGGGACCGGGACCGGGACCGGTCGCCAAACCGGCTAAATCATATACGATTTGTTTGAATATGATTGTAAAAAACGAGTCGCATATTATTGAAAAAACGCTTGAAAACTTGTGCCGGTATGTGGATTTCGATGCGTATTATATTTCAGATACCGGTTCAACCGATAATACGATGGACCTGATTCGCGCGTTTTTCAAGGCGCGCGGTATTCCGGGCGAAATCGAGCAGGTAGAATGGCGCGACTTCGGCTTCAATCGTACGCTTGCGCTCCAGATGGCGTTTCAAAAAACCGACTACTTATTCATATTCGACGCGGATGATTCAATTCACGGGAATTTCGTATTGCCGCGCGATCTCACACACGACGCATACCAGTTGAAGCTCGGGCAATCGTTTGTTTATTTAAGGACACTTATCGTGAATAATCGGAAGCGATGGCGGTTTGTGGGCGTGCTTCACGAATATATCACATGCGTCGACAAGGAAGATAGCTCCCACGCAATCCAGGGCGATTATCATGTGGATTCCGGACGCAGTGGTAGTCGAAATAAAGACCCCCAAAAGTATATCAAAGACGCGACGGTGCTGGAGCGCGGATATCATGAAGAAATCGCGAATTCCGGCAGCAATGGCACTGGAACGGGCGACCGTGGCCTCGCGGAGCGATACGCATTTTATTGCGCACAGAGCTGGATGGACGCCGGGCCCGCACATATCGACAGTTCGATTCAATGGTATGAGCGCGTGCTTACTCAAAACAACTGGACGCAGGAAAAGTATTATAGCGCGCTATGCCTCGGCAACCTGTATTACAAAAAAGGCGACAAATACAATGCGTTTAAATATTACAGTAAAACCATCGAATATGACGAGGAACGAATCGAGGGTGTCGCGTCTATGATGGAATTCTTACGCGCGGACGGCAACCACGTCATCGTGAATGCGTTATATCAAAAATTCAAGAATTATAACCGGTCGCCGCAGAATAAGTTATTCCTTGCGACGGATAAATACGACGATGTTATTGAATACAACAATTCGATTTCAGCGTTTTATATCGCGGACAAACGAACCGGATATGATTGTTGTAAGACGATTCTTCAACATAATATAATGGCGTATCATTTTATGACATCTACCTATTCAAACCTCGTATTTTATCGCCAGTATTTCGAAGAGGACACATTCCCCGAATTGCTGCGTCTGTTTTTTTCAGTGAATCGTTTTCTCTCGGTAGTCGCGTCTAAATCGGACGGATATAGCGACGATGACATCGAAACATGGATGCGTCTATTCAATAAGGTCCGGCCGGCGCTTGTCGAGCCCACAAGTCTCCAGAAAACAGAAGAGGAGTATCTCCCCGGTTCAAGCGCCGAAACCGTCCGACCGGAAGACGAATTTTCGTATAAAAAACCGGTTATTACCAAGTTTCATTTGAAGCGGTCGCAGGAATACGGCCCGACGAACGCAGGCGCGATGAACGCATCCCCCGTCATCGTGAAGCGTAATCGCACCGCACACGCACGTATTATCATCACATTTACGACGTGTAAGCGACTGGACCTATTCCAGCAAACCGTTAATTCGATTCTGAATATGTGGAATGACGTCAATATGATTGATTATTGGTATTGCGTCGATGATAATTCGAGTGAAAGTGACCGCGAAAAAATGAAGAATGCGTATCCATGGATCGATTTCTATATGAAGGACGCGGCGGAGAAAGGTCATCGCGCGAGTATGAATATCATTTGGAATAAATTGACGGAAACACGACCGGAATACTGGATACATATGGAGGACGATTTTCTATTCCATACACCCGACAGTTATGTCGCCAAAGCGACGCAGATGATGGTCGATTCGCGTAATGCGGGATATAATGTGCGCCAAATCTTATACAATCGTAATTATGGAGAGACGATAAAGGATTATAAGATGCAGGGGCACCGTATTCTACGCAATATGACGCATGATGTCGCACTTCATCAACACAAAACCGGCGATTTCGCCTATGGAAATTGCCATTATTGGCCGCATTATAGCTTCCGCCCGTCGATGATTGATGTGAATGCGATATTGATACTGGGGAATTATGACAGTGCGAACCAGTTCTTCGAGATGGATTATGCGAAGCGGTGGCAATCTCTCGGATTTCTTTCTGGGTTTTACAATCAGATAACAAACCGGCACATCGGGCGTCTTACATCCGAGCGAGACGACAAGTCGCAACCCAATGCGTATGAATTGAATGATGAGAATCAATTCGTTGCGAAGACGACGGATGCGGCGGCGGATGCGGCGGCGGCGGCGGCGGCGGCGGCGGCGGCGGCGGCGGCGCCCACTGAGTCCATACCCCCCGCGACAGTGTTAAATGTCGCCGCGCCGAAGAAACGATACTATTCGACGATTCCATTTGATGACGGGTTTGGCGCGCAATTCCAGCGGTTTATATGGACGTGTATTTACGCGGAAGAGTGCGAGCAGTCCACATTTGTATACAGAAGCCCCAAAAAGATGGCGCATAATTATGACGACGACAATGAATTCATTGAAAAAATGGATACGATTATGAATCTGAAACCGCATTATATGAGTTATGATGACGCAGTCGTGACTGCGCGCGAGGAAGGAATCCAGATATTAACACCCGATTTTTACGATATATTCAACTACGTCGAGAGAAATATTGACATGTGTATGAAGAGTGAGAGTATGGCGCGAATCAAACGTAGGTTCTGGGAGAATAAAAACCGCCAGGCAGTTTATGCGGGGTTTTCGGCGCACGGAGGATGCGACGGTAGCCCGACACTTCATTTGGCTGCGCATATACGGCGACCGAACTGTGATGATACCCGCCCGAATAGTGGTGAAGAGTATACGGATACGTATTATATTAAAACGTTACTTACCATCCGTGATAAATATGCGAAAACGAGGCCCGCTGACCGAATTATGATACATATTTATTCACAGGGCGCGGCTGAGAAGTTCGCGAATTTTATCGGGAATGACATTATCGGGAAAGATGTTGTTCTTCACCTGAACGAAACGAACGAACAGACGTATCTTGGTATGGCCGCAGCGGATATTCTCATTACATCCGCGAGTTCATTTAGTTATAGCGCGGCCTTCTTTTCGGACGGTGATATTTATTATACGGAATTCTGGCATAAGCCGTGTAGTTGGTGGAATGTTCTTGAAAAGGTCTGAATGCGCGGTCGGGGTCGGCGTCGGCGTCGGCGTATTCCCTGGTATATAATCTAAACGTATTATAGCATCGAACGAGCGTGTAACAAACCCAAATGGAATATAGCGCTAGCGACTACGGCGACTCGGATTTTCTGGCCGATAATGACCGGTCGATTCGCGACTATCGAGAGAATGAAAAAACATCAAAAAAAGAGATTGTAAAACAGATGGTTAAACTGCGACATAATCTTCAATATAATAAACATTTATTGTCTGTGTATCTCAAGGCCAAAACCATTTTTGATGAAATGGTGGAAGAACACCGGGCGCAAATCCATCATTTAGATGAAATATATCGGCATTTGAGTAAATTGATACACACAGAATTGACGAGACATAAATCGTCGTCGAAGAAACGACGGAACGGCGGTGTCGTAGATAACAAACCGATGATTAAAGAATTAGTGAAAGACAAGCGGAAGATTGGCAAATTATTGTCGAATATGCGCAAGGGGCTTGATAAACTGATGGAAATAGATACAATTATTGGAACTACGATAGAAAAAATAAATGAAATACAATTCATAGAAGACAATGACGACGAGTCCGAGGCTAGCGAGGACGGCGAAGATAGCGCCAGCGCCGAGGAATCCGAGGACGACGAGGACGACGAGGACGACGAGGACGACGAGGACGACGAAGACGACGATGAGGATAGCGCCAGCGACAAGGACGAAGACGACGACGAAGCCGACGAAGACGACGAAGCCGACGACGACGACGAAGCCGACGAAGCCGAGGAAGACGAAGACGACGACGAAGAAGAAGATAGCGCCAGCGACGATGCTGAAGCCGAAGACGACGACGAAGAAGATAGCGCCAGCGACGAGGCTAATGCCGAGGCCGAAGAGGATGAGGATGAGGATGAAGATAGCGCCAGCGACGACGAACAAGAAGCAGAACCAGTCGTATTTTATTGAAGCAGATGCCTAGCTCCATTATATTCGCGCCGCATAAGCATCTGATATATTTGATTCGTTCGAATCGTGGGTGCTATTTTCAACCACCTACGCACTTTTCTTTGTAATATACGCAACCAAAATGTTTTGTATATTGCGACCATTTCATTCCCCGGGGACAACCAGATGGGTTCTACGATTTCAACCGTGACGCGATGACATTTTGCGAATGCTAAATATTCTTTGAACGTATCAGAGAAGGGGAATGTATAGTAACAAATGTAATGCTTCTTTAGTTCCGGCGAACTTGTATTTTCATCAAACCCGTGAAATCTCTCGTTAAATTTTTGACACATCCCTAATTCATAACGCGCCATTATACTCGCCCTCTCTGATATATAATATTCAATCGAATCGTATTCAATTTTATTGAATACCAATTTATTGAATATCAATTATCGAATATCGATTCGATTTATTATATTTTGATATTGTATATCATTCAAAATATTTATTCATTACAATATGGCGTACCTCAATAAGTTATTGTATTCTCCCTTTTTTCAAAATAAGTTCGTTTTATATGGTAGTCTATTCTTGGTATTGATAACTATACTCCGATTTTTAGCCAATAACAATTTTAATGGTATCATTTTACTCACGTTGATTGGGGTTCTTATGACCTACTTTAGTAAAAATATGATTATTGTATTATTGACAGCCTTTCTATCGGTTACCATTTTAGATATGTTTCACATGAGCGTCGGTATTGAGGGGATGAAATCGTCGTCGAATGAAGGAGAGGAAACGATACACAAAGACGGTGACAGTGAAAAGAAGGACGACAAAGATGAAGATAAACCCAAGAAGGACGACGACAAAAATGCGAAGAATGATGAAGATAACCCCAAGAAGGATGAAGATAAACCCAATAAGGATGAAGTCAAGTCGGACGAGACTAGTGGCAGCAAACCTAAATCAGGCGGTAGTAGTAAGCAAGGAATGGCAAAGATGTCTCCGGCGAATTATGACGGAAAGGACCACGGTGACGATAAAACTAGTAATAACGGAAATCGTATTGATTACGCATCCACATTAGAACAAGCCTACGACAATATCGAAAATATCATTGGTGAAGACGGTGTGCGCGGATTAACCGACCAGACGAAATCTCTAATGAACCAGCAAAAACAATTGATGGAGAATATGAAGGATATGGGTCCGTTATTGAAGTCCGCCGAAGGTTTTATGAAACAAATCACTGGAGGTGGCGGTATTAGCGGTATTACCGATATGTTGAAGGGGTTTGTGCCAGGAAAGTAATTCGCCTGATCACTATCGTCGTCGGTTCGTCGGTTCGTCGGTTCGTCGGCTCGTCGGTTCGTCGGCTCGTCGGTCGTCGACTCACTGTCATTCGCTATATATATAATCCATTATATATATAGATATTTAGGAGTAGAATGGCGCGAAGATGTCCTCCTGGTGTGTTTTGTTTTGAAAATATATCGTTTTTCATTGTAATCATCGTTATTATAGCGTGTGTATTTTTTATGGTGCGTTATTTCAGCGGTCACGGTCACGGTCACGGCAGCCACGGTTACGGCCACGGCGGTCATGGGCACGGCCATGGAAATGTAATGGTTATCCAGCAACCGCCTCCAGCGCAATCTGATTTCTTGGATTTCGGCATCGGTGGGCCATCATCAAGTCAGGATGTATTATTAAATCCATATGTTCCACCCTTACGTGATAACTCAGTGGGTTCAACTACACCGAGTTATGATATTCGTGGCGGGGTAGAAACGATACATTACGGCGGGTATGGATTCGGCGGCGGCGGTGGTGGCGGTGGTGGCGGTGGGGCTGCCGGTGTGCGCGTAAATGTACCAACCCGCGCAGTCGACACGACATATCGTCAGGTTGGAATACTCACGCGTAATGGAAATGGCGGCGGCAACGGCGGCGAAACAATTCTTCCATTGATCGGGCGACCTTTATTCACAAACCGGGATAAATGGCAGTTTTATACGCTCAGTGATAAAAACAACGCCATTAAGCTGCCGATTACAGTAAACGGTAAAAGCGGCACGGGTGAGTATGGATGTAATAATGTAAGCAGCGGTGATATGGTGTATGTCGAAGGATATAATGACGCGTTCAAGGTATCGGCGTATGATAGTGCTTCATTGAGGTATTTACCGTTTTAAGCCGAGCGTAGCGTAGCGGAATAATAACATAAAACCGTGTTATTATTCATTATTATTCAAATACTTATTTCACCGGTTTGACTCGACGCCGCCGCCGCGTTCGGTTTTTGTGTTTATTGCCGCCGGAATACGAGGTGCCCCTTATTGCATTTGCTTTACGGGTGTCTTCCAGGTTTTCCTTCTCTTCATTCGCGGCTTCTATTGCTTTTTCGTCAATACGTGTCATTACCGTTTCATCATACAATTTCCTTACATTATCGACAGTATCATCGTAAGTTGCCCCTCTTTGTGTTGCTAGCGAACCAACTGCTGTGGCAGCATTTCGCGGACGTATTCTCTTTGCTTCTTTCGATGCTGGAATAAATTCGTAGCTGTCACGTGACCAACCTCGGAAATGGACTAAAATCACCTGCGGCAATTCATTATCCGGTGGCGGCATGTCATTGAAATTATACCGTTTAATAATGAACGCCTGATACCAGACACCGCGACTGTCCATTGCGTCAACTTCTTCGATCTGTAAGTTTTTTGCGGCTAAAATGGCTTCGGCTGCTGCGGTGGCTGCTGCGGTTGCTGCTGCGGTTGCTGCTGCGGTGGCTGCTGCGGTTGCTGCTTCGTCTGCGGCTGCTTCGTCTGCTGCTGCTTCGCCTTCGTCTGCGGCTGCTTCGTCTGCTGCGACTTCGTCTGCTGCTGCTTCGCCTTCGTCTGCTGCGACTTCGTCTGCGCCACCTTCGCCACCTTCGCCGCCTTCGCCGCCTTCGCCGCCTTCGCCACCTTCGCCGCCTTCGCCACTTTCGCCGCCTTCGCCGCCTTCTGCGACTTCACCTTCGTCTGCGGCGCCTTCTGCGCCTTCGCCGCCTTCTGCACCTTTCTTTTTGTCACCACCTTCTTCGTCTTTTTCGACCATACCATTACCTTCCAAACTTTTTGAAATCAACTCTACAAGCCCCGACGCATTCCCTTTATTAACTATTTGAATAGTCTCTTTCAGGGTTCCATCTACCAAAGGTATCAGTTTTGCCTTGATATCAATCGGTACTCCTGGATTTGCAAACGCGTTACATGCCGCATTTTCACCACCAACTCCTTGTCCCAACAAGTTCAATACCTTGTTAAATTCGCTCACGGTGTCCTTGTCTATATTGTCGAGATTTTCATTGAAATACGTTTTCAACTGCGTAAATCCATATTTGTTTTCTTCACCAGGTATCTTGTATGAATAATTATATACTGATGTTTTAAAATCGTCATATCCTTCGGACACGACAAATTCCTTGTTTTCTAAGATCTCCGTCAACATCTTAAACACACCAAGCGCCACTAGATTGCGCTCGGCGTCATTATCGACGTTGAGGTTCTTACGCGCCAATTCGAGAGCCTTACGTAATGTCTGGATTGCGGTCACTTCACTCCCATCACTGAAATTGACGACGTATGTATTGGATTCATCGGCAAACACTTCCTCTTTATCGTCCGCTGGTTCTGATGGACCTGCCGCATTTTTCATTGTTATTTCTGTAACCGGCGAAATTTGAATCCTGAACTCTGTTTCATTGATACTATTTCCGAAATCCCGCAGTGATTTAATTGTTTTAATGGTGGCCGGACCTTGTTGGTTTCCGCTGAGTTTATAGAGTCGCTTTGCGTCAGTAACCGTGACATGTTTTTTATTACCCTGAACTTCTAGTTCGATTACTTTATCAGTTGAATCTCTCGTTACTTGCGCGGTTTCACCAGTATAAATCATAATGTTACCGTTAGTGTCGACAGATATTGAATCACCTCCCGCGATACCTACCAATTCAGGCGGTTTGAAATATAATGCCTGTTTTTGATCTGGGATTTTATTTTCATCTTTGAAATCTTTCTCTGTCCCATAATTTCCATATAGGATACGCCGTAATTCGAATATATCTGTATTTGAAATGTTTAATAATGTCGTTTCACCGACATTTGGCTTGATTTGGATATAATACGGTTTTCCGGATGTAATCAGAAATTCGATAAAGTGCCAGGTGTCCTTTGATTTTAATGTGTAACTTTCAGAGTGGAGCGAAATATCGCCAGTTATCGTTGGTCCTAAATTAAATTTCGCTTTTAATTTATCGCCTTCCTCTGCGTCTTCTGCTGTTGCGTCCATTGCGTCGCCGTCCTTTGCGTCGCCGTCTTCCGCGTCGCCGTCATTTGCGTCGCCGTCCTTTGCGTCGCCGTCATTTGCGTCGCCGTCCTTTGCGTCGCCGTCTTCCGCGTTGTCTTCTTCTTGTTTGGATGGTTCTGCATCGTCGACAGATGGGGTCGACCCTTGGGCGGCAACAGTAGCAGCAGCAGTAGCAGCAGCAGTAGCAGCAGCAGTAGCAGCAGCAGTAGCAGCAGCGACATTGATGTCGTCATCTCCTCCTCCTCCTCCCTTCATCATCTTCGTTTGATGCCGTTTGGCACGCTTTATATCCTTATACTTCTTTTTCAAATACATCAGGATGGGGGATGGGATATAGTATTTCATTGTTTTATTCAATATGTGGTTTAATTTTGTCGCTGACACCTGCTCTGAATCAGGCTTCGGCCATAACAATGGCGCTTTATTGGCAAATCCATCAATAAAACCGAGTTTCGATTTAGACGGCGACGATACCGACGAACTCCGTCTAAATGTATTATACCGTTTGGCCTTTTTACGATGCTGTATCTTTTTCCATTTCCGAACACTTTGATTCTGTTGTCTATGAATCTTCCGTATTTTATTTCGTGTTAATTTCATGTAATTCTATTTCTATTTCTATTCCATATACATAAATTATATATAATATTATATATAGTATACCAATAAATAACATAACAATCGTATAACAATATGCCATCAAGGGCGAAATCGGGTCGTGATGCGCCGGTGAATCTTACGTCAGATGTTATGCGAAAAGAAGACCGCGCGTGTTCGTCCACTTGTAATTTTTCATACCAGTATAACACGAGCACGTGTAATGTATTCCATAAAGGATCTTATTTGCGTATCCCTTACGACAGTGGCAGTGGCGGTATATATCCTGCGAAATATAATGGTGTCGATTATAAAGTAGAACATATCCATATATACCAGCCGTCACTTCATCGCTACGACGGTGCTCTCGCCGATGCGGAATTACTCGCATATCATTCCAGCGCAGACGGTCGCAACTTAATCGTATCTATTCCGATAAATGTTGGGAATGGTAGCGGAAAACAGAGTTCCGATATTATGAATACGATACTTCAGGACCTACCGGGCAAATCAAGCACCGCCGGTAAATATATCTCCGACGTGAATAACTTCAATTTAGGAAATCTTATTCCAAAGGAGGGATTTTTCACATATGTCGGGCGTCATTTATTACCGCAGTATACCGGAACATATAATTACATCGTGTATCACAAAAAGGACGCAATAATGGTGTATCGCGACTCGTTAACGAGCCTCATCGACGAAACCCGAAATTCATCCATCACAAAAACCGAGCCATTGTCAGAAAATAATATGCCTAAAAATTTGTACTATTATAACAAACATGGTGCGAATAATGCCAAAAGAGGCAGTGATATTTATATTAAATGTAATCCTACAGGCGAAGACGGTACGGTATTATACCAGCAATCTGCGAATAATGGTGAACTCGGTAGTTTGGCGGAGCTCGATTTAAGTAAGGTTGGCTTGAATTGGGATACTATCTTGAATAACGATATATTTCGCACTCTAATTGGTACTTTGTTCGGGCTATTATTGGCCGCAATTCTCTTTTATATGTTCCGGTTTATATTCAACCGAATTGGTAATAGGGTGACTGCATCTGGGATAGTACAGAGCGGTGGCGGGTGATAGTGGTGTATCGTTTTCGACACACACACATACATTATTGTTTCGTTTCGTTAGGTAAATCAACGAAATGAAAACGTAGTCAGGATGGTGGACCGGATGGGAACAGGTCCGGACGGGACGGATCGGACGATTACATCACTCCGTCATATTCGGGTTCAACCGCGCCATAAAGCGGGCCGAGGACCGGTTGGAAAGAACCTCCATCACTAGACCCGATATTATTATTAGGCGTGATAGGAACTAAAGTGCCAACAAGTTCCTCTTCCAGTGTCCTCACCGGTGCGGGGTTCAACGCGGTCATCACTTCCTGCTTCTTTTGCTCGGTAGGAGAGAATGTCTCGAGACCATAAACGCCGGTGCTATGACTGGACCTGCGAATAAACTCATACGCCGCAAAGAACCCGAGAATACCGACGACGGGGTTAGTGCTTAAAAACAGGGTTACCGCAAGAATGACAACGAAGATTTGACCGTAGGTGCTCTCGGCGTACTGCGCCAAACCGAGAGGGACGGATGGTGTGAAAACAATATACAAAACGAGTAATACGAAAATCACAATCTCGTGCTGCTTTTCTTGACGCATTAATGTCCGAAATGTATCCATGTGTGTATGTGTTTGAATACTATATATTCTATACGCAGAATAATATAATATTAAAACAAATACAGATACTAAAACAAATACAGATATTCCATACGAATAGTTTTAATACTAAAACAAATACAGATATTCCATACGAATAGTTTTAATACTAAAACAAATACAGATATTCCATACGAATAGTTTTAATACTAAAACAAATACAGATATTCCATACGAATATTATTTGTTTTAATACTAAAACAAATACAATTGAAATCTCTCGACGTTATTATATATAATCTACCGCTACCGCTACGAATGTCTGCGACCGCCGCCGCCGTGACGACCTACTACGGTCCACGTGGATATACCTTATTAAAAGAATGTATGGATGCGGAAGACCTGAAGTTGCTGAGAGATGAACTCACCGTCGGCGCGTATGTTCCTAAAGCACCCGTCCAACCACCTAAATTCCCGATTTACCGTGAATGTTCAAAAAAGATATATATTCCGAGGTTTTACGGAACCAAAATATACGGGTTCCCCGAAGAATCACGCATCCCACCAGGCGCCCCTGTATCTGAATCTCTCGTGTTCGCCGGCGAGATGCGCGAATACCAGAATGTCATCGTGGATAAATATATACATCAAGTCACCAAACTCGAAAACCAGGGGATGGGCGGCGGCGGGCTGCTCGATGTCGACCCAGGCAAAGGAAAGACCGTTATGGCGCTTAATGTCATCGCCCGCCTTCGGGTGAAAACACTCGTCGTCGTCCACAAAAGCTTCCTTTTAAATCAATGGATCGAGAGAATTCAGCAGTTCTTGCCCGCTGCGCGTGTGGGTATGATACAAGGACAAATCCTAGATATTGATGATAAAGATATTGTCATTGGAATGCTTCAATCCCTCTCCATGAAGGAGTATCCGAGAGATATGTTCGACACATTCGGCCTCACAGTCTACGACGAGTGTCATCATATGTCGGCGGAGGTATTCTGCCGATGTATGATGAAAATCGTCACGAAATACACGCTCGGTTTATCAGGCACGATGGTGCGGAAGGACGGGCTCACAAAAGTATTCAAACATTTCCTCGGGGATGTAGTTCATAAAGAGAAAAACGACACGACAAGCCACGCGGTTATCGTCAAGGGGATCCAATATAAAGTGGACGACGCGGAATTCAATCTGACGGAATATGACTACCGCGGTAACCCCAAATTCAGCACGATGATTTCTAAAGTGTGTAATTATAATCGGCGGAGCGAGTTTGTCCTGGATGTCCTACAAAATGAACTGGCGACGAACCCCGACCAGCAAGTTATGATATTGGCGCATAACCGATCCCTCCTGGAATATTTCCACGACGCGATTGAACACCGGAAAATCGCGACGGTGGGGTATTATGTAGGCGGGATGAAAGAGGCCGCACTGAAATTGAGTGAGAGCAAGAAAGTGATTATCGCGACGTATGCGATGGCGTCGGAGGGGTTGGATATTAAGACCCTGACGACGCTGATAATGGCGTCACCGAAGACGGATGTTTGCCAGTCGGTGGGGCGAATTCTGCGCGTGAAACACTCGTCGCCGCTTGTTATCGACATCATCGACCCGCAGGATGTATTTCGCGCACAGTGGCTGAAACGCCAGACCTATTATATCAAACAGAGATACCGTATCATCATGACCGATACAGAAGGGTATTATAAAAACAACTGGACGGTGAAATATCAGCCTCCGGTGGTGACCGCGAAATCAACGACGACGGCGACCGCGCGGGACCTTGAACTCGCTGATGCTGACATTATTGAAATCGATGAAGAGACGGGTGTTCTCTCGGTGACGACGGAGACAAGTGCGAAATCGAAGATGAAATCAACCATTCCAAAAACAAATGGAAAATGCTTGATGGTTTTATTGGAGTGAGCGAAGCGGAACCGAATGAAACCGAATGGAACCGAATGGAACCGAATGGAACCGAATGGAACCGAATGGAACCGAATGAAACCGAATGGAACCGAATGGAAGCGAAGATGAAATCAACCATTCCAACATCAAATGGACAATGCTTGATTCAATTTATGGAGTGAAGCTCGCGGAACCGAGTGAAATGAAATGGAACCGAATGGAACCGAGCGGAAAAGGCTTGATTCAATTTATGGAGTGAAGCTCGCTGAACGAAATAAATTGAATCAAGCTACGGGATGACAGCTATTATAAGCAGTATACGGCGCCGGATTTGCTAGAGCAGTCGTGCTTCGAGTGACATCGGTCCCCGCACCCGCGACTGAAAATGCCGCATTACCACCACGCTGACTCTGGCGACTGCGACCGCTGCACCGACGACTCATACGCTTATTACGGCATGCCTTACATTTACTATTACGCATACCTGTGCGTGAAGACCGACGACCGCGACGACCGCGACGACCCCTGCTGCGACCGCCGCCGACTCCAGTGACGATGTCGCAGTCGCACTTTTTCGTCTTACGCGCATTACGCGCCTTGCGCCGACTACCCCCACCACGCGTCATAGAATTATGTCCGACCGCAACCGGCGCATACGACCCGCGAGCATGAGCGTCCTCGGGTTTTCCACCATTAAACGAATAAAACTGCGACATCCCGCCACCTCCTTGGACGAACGCACGCCCAGCCTGACCCATATACATATTCCCCGTTCCACCCACCGGCACTTGTTTGCTTGACAACGCAATGCCGGAATTATGCTCCGCCAGCGGATTCGAATTTAAATATTCGGATGATGACATGTGTATTATATATATATATATACGTAGTATAATTACTACGTGTATAATTAGTATTTGAATAATTATGAATGAATAATAATGAATGAATAATAATGAATAATTATGAATGAATGAATAATAATGAATAATTACGCCCGATAGTTCTTATTTGAACGCCTGCGGCAGAACGCGCGCTTGGTTCCGCGAGCATACTTACAGCTCTGACGCAACTTACGGCCCTTACATTTCTTCTGGGTGGCCGAGCGACAAGGAGATGAACGCAAACGTGCTAAATACTTCTTCTGGTCGCTGGTCTTGAATGCGAAAGGCTTGATTTTGCGGATTTTTTGACCGCTGATGGGTGCGGAAGGCTGGAGGTTCATATGCTCGCCACCGAGACGGATTTTGCGCTTACGGGCACCGCCGCCTTGCTCGGGTGAACCATTCGCGGTCCCGAACTTGTTAACATTCGATTCGTCGATGTCATCAAGTTCGGGACCGGGAGGTTCGGGTTTGGGACCGGGAGGTTCGGGTTTGGGGTCGGAATCGGTAGTTTTGGGCATTATATACATTACTACTATAAAATAATTCACGGGTATTCGTGTGCGGATAACCTCCTCCTAGTACAGACATCACCCGCTCCACCGCCGCCGCCGCCGCCGCCGACCGAATCAAACAACGCGCCAAGTATCAAACGCAACTCCGGCTTTTTCTGTGTAAATCCATTAATCATAGAGGTTTCCTTGAGAGCATAAAAGTGAAGTTCCGCTAAATGCCGAATCTGGGTGATATGGTCCTGTCCATCAATCATAATCGCCGGGGTCTGAATGCCGTATTCCCGTTCAAATGGAAGAACCATATTTCTAAATATGTATTCGGTCGCGATTTTATAGCTATACATCGTTGGCGGAATATAACCATTGGTGAAATTATGGATATCAAATACAATCCCGTTCAAGATACACTTATGGGCCCAAATGTATTCAAACATTTCTCTCGTTCTCTCGACGCCTTCATTGGAAACGGCGGTTTTCACCCATAACATCGGGGGCGGAGCGCGAGCCCGAGCCTGCGCCGTTAACTGTTTGATATCATCGACATTACGCACGACATTGTCATGCCTATTACGCACGACTTTGTCATGCGTATGTATCAATTCGACGTTCTGTTCGCGAAGATACGACACCAGATTTGGCGACGAGTTACATGTTACCGCGTAGCATGGTGTAACATACGGCAAACACCGACGCAATTCATTCAATACATTGGATACGCGTGACATATTTCGATGAATGGAAATTATGTTGTGAAATGACATCGAATGAAATGAGATGGACTTGGTATAAGTGGTCATCTGGGTTATACGTATACAACGAATATTTTTATATCTGATTCCGACTCGAAACGAATCGAGTTCATTCCATTCCATTCATCGGCCGCCACCGCCGCCGCCCCCGCCCCGAGAGAAAGGCCGCTTTACCGGCGCAGTAGACGAGGTCGTCGCCGCCGCCGTCACCGCCGTCCGCCGATACATCGTAATATTGTATCGCGATTCATGCTGTTTCACTTGAAAATCATTGACCACTTCAGATGTTTGAGGAACAACGGATATCGGCACCCACCGACAAAACTTCTTATTCAGTTTACATACGAATTTGTATTCTTTATGAAGTGACACGTATTTATCCAATTCAATATTCTCAAACTCTTCTTCGGTTTCACTTTCCTCCATCGCGTCCAAACGCTCGTTTTCCCGGATATTTCGAAACAACCGGTTCATCATGACACTTGTCTTATAATTGGGGATATGCGCGAAATTATGGAATACTTCACGGCTAGCCCCTCCACGCCCAGGACCACCGGTCTTTACAAACAACTCATAAATATCGTTCTGGACATTTGGGCGCACGATGAATACCGCCTGGATATTCGTAAGCATATCATCGTCGGGTTTTATGTATTCCTGGGCGACGGACACGACGGGTACGACGGAGGCGGCGACACGAACCAGTGCCGGTGCCGGTGCCGGTGCTGGTGCCGGCGCTATTGTGGCTGGTGCTGCTATCGAAGCGCCCGACCGCCCCGATTCGAATAAGTTCTGTGAATAAACCCGCATGTTCGTATTACTTCTATATAGAATGGAATATACCGGATAGGGTAATGAGCGTAAAAAAGCGTCGTCGCATGCGACCGCGACCGCGGCCGAACATAATACAGGCAGACCGAATATAATACTGTTCGATTGCGTGTATGCGACTTGACGTAATGATTGGTCCGTCGTAAACATCCGCTCGCACAATTGGACATGACTGGATAATGTGAGACTCGGGATTTGCGTCCCCTTATACCAATAAACGTGAATGATGGAAAAACATTGGACCGTAGAAGTGCGCTCGGGCCGAAATAACACACCGCCAAAAACAGTGCCATAGGTTAAAGATGAATGAAAACATGTATCGAACACCTGAACTGGGCCGGGATACCATCCGTTTACTTCATGGAATTTACGAAATAAGGCGGGGACTTGATTTCGCTGGGTCTGGACTTCGATAATCGCGAAGATTTTCTTCTTATTCCATTCGGTAGCCCATGCGACACAACGTCGGCCTTTGGGAATAATAAAACATTTACTATCGCGAATGGACGCGGGCGTGGACCCGGACGTGGACCCGGGCGCGGACCCGGAATTGTCGTTCTTATGAACAGGAACTTCATAAGAAAGTCTAGTTGTTGGAAAATTCGACAGTAAACTTTCAACATCGGCAGGTTTTAGTAGGGGCATCGTATATAATATATCATCGGGTTCCCTTTAATTCATTTCGTATGGTGCTCTCGACGGCTGTGTCGATTGCTTTTTCAGTCCAATTGTTCGTAAGAACGACTTCAAATCATTTTTCATTTCGGCGTTTCTATTGACGGACGACGACGACGACGACGACGACGACGAGGCTCTGTTATCGTTGTCATCGTCGTCATCTCCTAGGTCGGAACCGCCATTATTCTTTCTATTAACTATTCCTAAACCCGAACGGGTCGCCGCCGATGCTGCTCCGCCTTCACTATCGTGGTTTAATTTACGATTGATGGTTTCAAATAAAGAATTGTATTTCTGTTTGGGACAATGTATCAAATCTTTCACTTTCGGGGTTGTTAGGGTTGTCTCAAAGTATAAATATAAATAATGAATAATCACGATTAAACTTACTGAAAAAGCTATATTTTGAATGAACCAGATCATATGTAATTAGTAATAGTTATGTATTCACGTGTATATTACGAACATAATTTGAACTGTAATAGAAACGAAATCATATCCTCCCTGAATGTATTATTCAATTTATCGCTTTGTGAAATAATACCATCTTCGGTTGTCATATAAAAATCAGTCACGTCGCCTGTCACGGCATCGGTGTCCGTCTCCGTGTCCGTCTCGAATACAAATGCGTTTGGTGACCCCGCGTGGAACTTGATTATTTTCTTTACCCGGATAATGTACTTATGATTTGGTGGAATGTGGATAGCGGCGGCGGTGGTCGAGGTAGGCGCGGCGGTGTGATTTAATTCATAATAACTTTCATCGATTAAAACCGGGATGTTATAATCTATCGGCTTGTCGCTACCGTCAGTCACTTTAAGCATTATCTCCTTTATCGTAACATTGCCATCAACCGGAACACGTAGATGAAGTTCGCGGAATCCATTACGGTCACGGTCACGGTCACGACTGTTACCCACAGTGGATTTTGATACTCCAATTTCATATATATCGGTTTCCGTTAGTAATAAATGCTCGGTTTTGGTCTTCACCGTGTATCGCGCACTCCCGTTCCCGGTCACCGCGCTCCCTTTTTCTATAATTTGGCGGATCTTCGCATAGGTTTTATTGATGTCGTCGAGAGATATATTCAAAAAATAGATGCGAGGTTCAGTCTGTCGGTGGGATTTGATGGCGTGACTCGCGGATGTATTTCTATAAATGGTGCTAAGCCCGGAGATAACCATCGCCTGGCGCGCATTTTGATTTTTCTTCTGTGCGCGAATTTGAGACATTGCGGCGTTATTAACGTATCGGTTTTACTGTATACGCGAATTATGTTTATGTATGTTCGCGCGGGAACGCCGCCGCCACCGCCACCGCCGGAAAAAACTGATTTAGAAAGTTGTCACTTATATAATATACATAACCACATCGGTATTTCAATGGCAGCGGAAAAGACGCAAATCGTTATTGTCTCGAAGTCGGGTTCTTTGTCTGAATGTATCGTGGAAACGAAGAATGAAGCCACCCTAGATGAGTTGACGAATATACTTTCTAAAAAGTGCGGAAACAAGAAGAGCGACGGATTCAGTTGTTATCATACGTATAAATACAAGAACAAGAAGGCGCGCACGAGCTCAGCGGTGACGGCGTCATCAGTGCTTTATATCGATGTCTGGTGTAAGACGGATGGTCGCGCCGGACAAGAGAACAAGTATGAATTGCCACCGCCAATTGACGAAATCATCATTTTCGGAAATATCGCACTTGTCGCGCGTATCGACAAACAAACCGCGTGCGACCTTTCGATTGTATCTTGGAATAAGATATACGAGAAACTGTTTGGCGGATTTGAGGATTTGGCGGCTACCGCACAAGATGACGAGAATGAGATTGACGAGCTCGCGTTTGTTCCTGCGTCGAAGAAGACCGCGAATGGTTATTTGAAGGACGGGTTTGTGGTGGATGACAGTCTAGGTAGCGGAAGTGCGGGCAGTAGTGACGTCGAATTGGCCGTCGCAGGTGCCAGTGGTGCCGCTGCCGCCGGTGCCGCACCGAAAAAGAAACGCAATGCTGGCGGAAAGAATAAGAATAAAACGAAGACGCAAAAATCGGATTCGACAACGACCGAAAGTGAGTTTGTAACGGAGACAGAGACGGAGACGGATTCAATTTCGGATAGTGAAATACGGTCGGATTCGAGTAGTGCGAGTGCGCCCGAGCCCGAGCCGGTGCCTGCTGTGCCAGCGGTACCAGCACCTTCGAATCGTAAGGTCAAGCCATCTATTAAAAAGGTGCCTGTTGCTAAAAACCAATCCACGAAGAAGGATGAAATGAAGGCCGCAGCAGCCGCAGCAGCCGCAGCAGCCGCAGCAGTAGCCGCAATATTAGACGACGGTAATGATTCCGAATTGAGCGAGGATTCATATTCGTCATAAGACCTAACGCGGTCGGTCGGTCGGTCGGTCGGTCAATTTTGTAATGTTTATTTTTTCACAAAATTGATTATTTATTAAAGCGATTATATACATTATCACAAACACCGACCGAATGTCCACCATCGACGCAATCGCCTACCCCGAACATTTTCGTAATGAAGTGAGAAAACGCCTGGCTACAATCTTATTGACTGATGCTGCTGCTGCTGCTGCTGCTGCTGCCGGCGAACTTGACGCCGGCGCTAATATACCCACGAATCTTGAAAAAGGGGTATATAATTGGTCGATTCAGCAAGCCGCGAAACAGAATATTGTGAAAAAATGGTCGAACCCGTTCTTTGTTACATTATACATTGACCGCCTGCGTTCCGTTTATATTAATCTGAAAAAGCCGAGTGTTGCTGAAATGGTCGGCCAACAAACCATCCCCGCGAAGGATTTCGCGTTTATGACACATCAGGAAATCTGCCCTGAAAAATGGAAACAACTTATCGATGACAAGAAAGTGCGCGATAAGCAGAAATATGAGCCGAATATTGAAGCGTCCACGGATAACTTCACCTGTAACAAGTGTAAGTCGAAGAAGTGTACGTATTATCAGCTTCAGACACGGTCGGCGGATGAGCCGATGACGACATTTGTCACGTGTTTGGAATGTGGGAAGCGCTGGAAGTGCTAACGCAGTGAGAACGTAGTGGAGCTGGAAGTGCTAACGCAGTGAGAACGTAGTGGAGCTGGAAGTGCTAACGCAGTGAGAACGTAGTGGAGCTGGAAGTGCTAACGCAGTGAGAACGTAGTGGAGCTGGAAGTGCTAACGCAGTGAGAACGTAGTGGAGCTGGAAGTGCTAACGCAGTGAGAACGTAGTGGAGCTGGAAGTGCTAACGCAGTGAGAACGTAGTGGAGCTGGAAGTGCTAACGCAGTGAGAA